TCAAGTCCGCGCAATCGCACGCGTTTTGTTCGCACGTGCTGCCGCGGCCACCTCGTCGATCCGTCGCCGCTGCGCCTCCCAACACAGCGGCGTATCCATGGCCAGATCGAACAACCCGACCGCCTCGGGCAACGTGTCATCCAGAATCGCCACCTGGATGTCCGGCGCCAGCGTCGTCAGATTGACCATGCGGCTGACGTAGCTGCGGTCAACCTGCTCCCGCTTCGCCACCTCGGCGATATTGCGCACCTGACCGCTTTCAATCTGCCGCAGCCAGCGGTGACCGCGGGCCAGCGCCACTTGCAGGGCCGTCGGCGCGCTCACCTCCTTGAGCACGGAGGACAGGCCCGGCGGCACCAGCACCTGCCTGCGCCCGCTATAGCGGCTGATGCGGATCGGCATCGACACCGTGATGCCGCCGTCCTGCGTGCGCAGCACCATCGGCTCGCCGGGGAACTCGAGCGTCGTCCGCTTCATGCCGCAACGCCCCCGACCAGCCGCGACGGCGCCCGCGCCACATCCAGCACCAGGTGCTCGATGCCGTTGCGATGCAGCTGCACCTGCAACGCCTGCGCCGACACGACGACGCGCTCGACCAGCAGTTGCACGATGCGTTGCTGCTCCAGCGGAAACAGGTGCTCCCACACCGTGTCGATTCTCGACAGCGCCACCGCGACCTGCAGTTCGGTCATGTCGTTGGCCGCGGCGTCCTCGCTCCTTGCGACCTCCCGCCACACCCGGATCACCATCTCCGGCGCTCGCAACATACCGCGCAGCTGCGCGACCACGGCTTCCTCGACCTCGCCCGCTGGCAACATTCTGATGTCGGACGCGCCAGCCCCCTCCTTGACGTCGCGGGTCGGCAAGTAGTACCGGTACAGCTGGCCTCTCCGCCCCTTCGTCGCGTGCGGCGTCATCGCGCGGCCGTCTGCCGTGAAGATCAGCCCCTTGAGCAAGGCCGGACGGTCAGTGCGAAGCTGGCCCTTGCGCATGCCATGTGGCTTGCTGGCCAACGCCTGTTGCACGGCGTCCCACTGTTCCTGCGTCACGATGGGCTCGTGCTCGCCCCGGTAGCAGACGCCTCGTTGGCAGATCTGGCCTCGATAGAGCGGGTTGTTCAGGATCCGGTACAGCGCGCCCTTGTCCAACAACTTGCCGGTCCGCTCGTTGCCGGACTGCGTCACCCAGGACTTGGTCGTCACGCCCTCGTGACGCAGCTGCTGCACGAACAGCGTCGTCGACGCGGCGCGCGGATACTCGATGAACAGACGACGCACCAGGGCGGCCTCCGCCTCGTTGACCACCAGCTTGCGATTGACCACGTCGTATCCGAGCGATGGCACGCCGCCCATCCACATCCCTTTGCGCTTGCTGGCATCGATCTTGTCGCGGATGCGCTCACCCGTCACCTCGCGCTCGAACTGCGCGAACGACAGCAGCACGTTCAGCATCAGCCGCCCCATCGAGGTCGTCGTGTTGAACTGCTGCGTGACCGACACGAAGGACACGCCGTGACGCTCGAACACCTCCACCATCCTGGAGAAATCGGTCAGGCTACGGGTCAGGCGGTCGATCTTGTAGACCACGACGATATCAATGAGGCCACGCTCGATGTCCGCCAGCAGACGCTTCAGGCCCGGCCGCTCCATATTGCCGCCCGAATACGCGGGATCATCGTAATCGTCCGCCACCGGGATCCAGCCTTCGGCGCGCTGGCTGGCGATATAGGCGTGGCCCGCATCGCGTTGTGCATCGATGGAATTGAATTCCTGGTCGAGCCCCTCGTCGGTGGACTTGCGGGTGTAGACCGCGCAGCGCTGACGCTTCTTGACGGACCGCATCCTCATGCGCTGGCTCCCTTGCGCGGCTTCTTCGCGCCATCGCGCAGCCCGAAGAACGCCGGCCCCGACCAGCGGGTGCCCGCGATCTCGCAGGCGATCGCGGTGAGGCTGCTGTAGGGTTTGCCGTTGTACTCGAACTGGCCGTTCGGCAGGGCCACGACACGGTGGGTCTGGCCCATGAAATCCCGGGTCAGCACCGTGCCTGGCGCCAAGCGGACGAGTTCCCCCCGCCCGGCTTTTTGCGCCGGCTTGAGCTGCTCAAGCAACGCGTCAATGCGCAGCTTGTTGCTCGCCAGCAGCTGGGGCTGCGCCTTCGCCATCTCCAGCTCCTGCAGCCGATAGGCGATGCGTCGCTCGATGTAGCTGCGGTTGTGGGTGGACAGCGGCACATCGAACAGCTGCGCCCACAGTCGCTTGAGATCGGCAATGGGCGTGTCCGGCAGCCGCGCCACGCGGGCGGCGATGCTGGACTGGGTGGGTCGCGATGCGGATGTCTTCATTCAAACTCCTTGCTGCTGTTGGACAGCTGCCGCCCGGACGGCCTTGCGGACTCGGGCAGCAGGGTTTGAATGAACGCGCTGGGGCGGCGAGAAGCCAAGGGGTTCTTGCCCCGCTCTGACTACGTTGGGATTGGGCAGCGTTCGCAGCCGGAGCAGCGCCCGCGAGAGCGTGGCCGCGACTTCGGCGACCCGCGCGTCGGCGCTCATGCTGCTTGGATCGAGGGGGGTAGTGGGTCTCATGGATAGCAGTCCTTCATCACAAAATCACTGGATGAAAGTCTGCTGGCACGCGCCCGAATTCCCCATCACAAAATTGCCAAGGGGTGACAATGAATGACGGCGATATGCCTTTGATCAGCAAAACCTGGGTGCGCCTCTGGGGGCCAGGGGGCAGCTGTAGCCCATAGGGCGCTTGCGCTGACAAACACCACCGCCAGCGCCGGCATGATCTTCAACGCCAAGCGGTAGACTCAGGGAGCGAACGCGGAACTACTCTCAATGGTTGCGGGTTTTTGCGTGCCAAAGTACTTGCAATGCACAGACGCGGAATCGAGTCGGGATCGAACGCTCAGCGGCGAAATTGCTTCAGCATTTCCATAAGTACTGTCTGCAGTTGTATGGGTAGCTCGTGTTGGGAAGAACCATCTGCTATCCCTTCTCTGCTTCAAAGTTCACTTGGGTGGCCGTTCCACGCAAGGCATCTCCTCGACCGACTCCAATCCACAGCACGTTTCGAGTGCCGGCAATCAGAAACACCATCGGTTCGTTTCTGGCGTTACAAATCCTTCGCCACTCGCGTTTGTCAATTGACGATGGAGTCGGTTCGGATTCCGGGTGGGTATGCCACTCACCGATGTAGTCCATCGTCTCGCGCTCAGCTTTCCACTGCTCAAGAGCGATATTCTGGTGCTTCTGAGCCTGACGTTGGAAGCCATAGCGGTGTTGGATATCACCTGGCTGAGGTGTCGTCATCATAGACACATGGAGATGCATGCCCCGTCGATAGCCCAGCAGGATGCCTCCGGACTCAGGTGCAGCAACGCTCGTTTGCCGAAAGCGCATCAGCGTCGCCAGCACCGACGGTTCAATCAGAACTCGAGCGTCCTCATGAAGTGGGTGCCGAAGAATCAGGGCGTCTGGCATGCAGGACACCCGTCCGACGGCGCGATATCTTGGTTTTTGACCCGCAGGGCATTAGCGGTTTCCAAGTATCGCGTACGAAATCTCGGGCTAACGTGATCCCTCAACCAGTCACCGACCATATCGGTGGCGAGCGCGGCCGCAGACATCGGGGCTGAGACTGCGTACGGTGTGAATGAGCTGCATCCCCGGAATTGTGTCCGAGGCGGATTCGCCAGAACTGGAAACCGGTCTTGACGATAGTTGGGCCCGATTCCGTGGCGCAGGCACTGAAAGCAACCGAACTTCGAAGAATCCGACCAGAGCGCCTGTACACATTCACCGTTACCCTTTACCCATACATACAGGACGGGTCCTAGCCGGTGCGCCATGTGCGAGGCATTCACGAGACTACTCAGGGTTTCTTCCCCGGTGGCTTCAATGATGAGATCCGTCGCAAAGAACTGGTCGTTTAGTCTCGGCGTGTCCGTTTGCGCCTCGACCTGCAGATACGGAAACTGGCGAATCAGCTCATCTCGAAGTGCAACGGCCTTGTTCTGATACAAGGAAGGGAACCCGAGGGTGTGCCGGCCAAGGTTGTCCGGCTCGAGCTGCCCTACATCTATGAGTCGCAACAGACCTCTCTTTCCGGTGCCCGCGCCCAGTCGAACCAAAGCCTGCGCCAAATACCCGCCAATCGCTCCGCAGCCTATGAGCGTCAGTCGCTTGCCGGCCAGACTGGGGAACTCCAGGTTCCGTGAATGGATATAGGTAGCCCCAATGTCATCCATCTGCAGCCGCAAGATTGCCGCGTCCCCACCATCGTTGCACAAGTAGTTGCAGTAGCGCTTGGGGGTTTTCGCATAGCCCATGCGATGCATCCTGTCCAGCGAGAACGCCACGCCAAAACGCCCCGATGGCGTCGTTATGGCGATGACACACCCCTCGCGAGATAGGTAAGTCTTATCGGAGCCAAGGCGACGCTGAATTGCTTTGGTCAGATCACCATCCCACAACTTGATCCAGGCGAAGAACTGCTTGATGGTTGCCGGTAAACTATCGGCCGGCGCGCCAGGCGACTTTTCGCTCTGGAACAGGAAACACGTAGAGGCACCCTTGGCCAGCCTCTTAGCATCGATACCCGTGGCAATTAGTTGGGCCGCGAAGATATCCTGTGCTATAAGGGCTCTACGCTCCTGACCAGGCTGGTCCAGCAGGAAATGCATCGCAGATACAGCATCGGGCTCGAGCTCATCGACCAGAACAGGATAGGCCGCTGGTGTCTGTCCAACGGTCCAGTACGCGACAAACTCATCTGCAATATCTCGGTCCCGAGTTCGCCCCTGGGCTATGCGATTCAGGACATGGATGGCGACGAGCAGGCACTGATGAACGGCCACATCAGGTTGAAACCGGTCAAGGACAACAGAGCCCCGTGCCAGATAGCACAAGCCGCCTAGTGCATCGACATGTTCCAGCAGTTTCGGCGTGCCGGCTGGCCGCTCGAGTAACGTGATACGCGGGTAGCGCAGGAAGTCCCAGTCCTCAATTTCGAATCGAACCGGCACTTCTCCGGTGTTTGTTTTGAGACCTCCTTCAAACGCACGAACACCCGCGCGAGCCTTGACCGGCTTCAGTCCATATTGCGTCAGCACGCGCAAGGCGCGGCCGTACCCACCTTGCGTCATCCACTCAGCCTGCGTTCGTAGCCGGAACCACAGGGGGAGGCACCGGCGCCGCCGGCACGCGACGAATATCGTCTCCCGACGAATCTACTTCGACCCAACTCGGTTGATTCGGCAAGCGGTCACCCAATTGACCTTGCAGAATCATGATGGCGCGCGAGGCTTGCACAAGGTTATGTTCACGTGCCTCGCGTATCGAATTCGCCAATGCTTGTGCAAGCGCAGACGCCTCAAGACGTTCTTCTTCATTGAGGCGCTCGTTGAAATCGTCTTTCCCGTTATCGATGCCAGGCTCCCGGATATCCGCCAACAACGCTTCCGCGAGTGAGTGCGCTGCATGCTCGAGCGCCAAGTCATCCCGGCCGGAAACCGGCTCGAAGTTCTGGGCCACGGCAATCATGATGGAAACGGAACTCGGGCCTTTCTCCGCCCACCGGTAATCCCGCCAAGCCTTCAGGAAACGGCACACCCGCTGCAGTTGCTCCCCATGTTCTTCCAGCCGGTCTTTAAACCACTTGGCAACATCGTTCGGGTCTGAAGGTCTCCATTCTCCGGAACGCGTCGCCAGAAAAATACCTTCCATTTCGTCCCAGGACTGGCCGACCAAGTCGCCAAACATCGAATTCTCGGCAAAGTCGGCCGAATCCATCGCGAACGACCTCCGCACGTCTGCTGCCTTCAGCATTACCTCATTCACTTTCTTGAACTCAGCTTCAGAGGCTGCGTAGAGCGGCACATCGATATGCGCCCAATCTGCCACGTTGACTCGGATGCAAGTGTCCTTGGATGTGTCCAGCGTCCAGCCCTCGCTCTTGCAGAGTCCTAGCAGAAGCTGCTCCACCAGTGCGAAATACGCTTTGGCCATATGGACAGGCGGCCCGTTCTCTTGCCAAACCGTGATGGGCAGGTAGACGCCGAAGTCCCAATCAATTTCTTGCGGAGGCAATGTGCAGGGATGCACGCAGGTCCCATAGGCCCAAGACCCCTGAGTGCGAAAGCGTGGCGTGACCTGCCGGTCCATGCCGAGTGTCGTCGTCGAGACTTTCTCGATAGCTGGGCGCAAATGGTCGCGAATCTTGTTCTTGCACGAAACCAAGAACTTCCGTTGTCCGGGCAAGACGGCGATGTTGTCCCCAAAAGTACCGTTCTTCACGGGAGAGTGCAGCAGGCGGTTCAGTTTCAGCATTACGCGACCTTTCGAAAGTTGGCGCGAGGGCCATAGTGATAGACCGGCGCAGCCGCCGTGTACTCCATGAATTCTTTGAAGGCAGCACTACCCACGAAGTCCTTCGCCGCTTCAGCGGCGGACCCGAGCAGCACTTCCCGGGCCGCTGCATCTGCCTTATCAAGGGCAACTGCCTGAGCACGCTCGTCCGTCAGGACGTCGTCGACGTGCACATATTTACTTCCGGGGAATTGATGCCGGAGCATATGGTCGGCCATCGCTTCCTGGGCAGAAATGCTCAAGCCGAAAAGTCGTTTCGGCGCATTGACCGGCCACCAACCACCCCAGTCAAGCGTTCCACCGGCGCGGTTCCGTTTGGGGTTGACCGTGAACTTGGAAGACATCGTGCCAATAGAGAGCACCCGGACGTCGCCCTCCGACCGGGACACGCCAAAGAACTTGTACGCTTCGTGGACGCCCAACTGCCCCGGAGCGTTGGCAAAGAGTCCGCCATCCACGTACTGGCAGTCGTTGAACACATAGCGGGGGAACACAATCGGCGCGGCACTAGTCGCCATGGCGACATCGACAATGCGGTGGCGATGGTCCGTCTTGAAATCTTCGTGGTGCGGAGTTTTGAAAACTACCGGCAGACCACGCGTGTAGTTGATGGACGGCACGATGACCGGATGCAAACACTCGCCAAGCAGCCGCTGACCAAAAACGTTGTCACTGGATAGGTGCTGCAATAGCGTCTGGCTGCTGTACTGGGAGCGAAAGAACCCGCGAATGGAGAATCGTCTGCGGAAGATGGCTTCCCCGTGCCCCTCGAAAAGCTCCACTATCTTCTGAGCTGGAAGCTCAAGAGCAACCGCTAAGGCTAGGATGCCGCCGATGGATGTGCCTGTAACCAAATCAAAGCGTGAGCCGATAGGCGCATCGATTTGCCGCTCAATTTCCGCTAGGATTCGAGCGGTAAAAAGCCCTCGATAACCCCCGCCAGACAAGGCGAGGATTTGAAACCGCGATTTTTCTGCAGCCATCCACGTCCCCAGAAAAAATAGCGCAATCTAGACACCACGTTGGCTTTTTCTGAATCGAGGGACTGGTACCACGCTGTGGTGCCGGACCTCTGGCCGGAATTGCCACTCTATGTTTGCGAGCGCTGATTACCACTATAGGCGCCGTAAAAATCCTGTCAAGGCACTATATACAGTAATAAGTGCCATAAAGATCACATTTATTTTTGATAAAGTTGTTGCAGTGTTCCAATTCAGAATCAGCTTGCTAGGGCGCAGTTCGCTGATGGCTGGGGCGCGACATAATCGAATGGTCACGGGGCTGTTATGGGGGAGTTATGCCATGTTCGGTGCTGTGTATATCCATACCTATCCGCAAGGCAATCGCATTACGTTCACACCGTTACCGTAAGGCGGAGGGCAATGTTAGTTGGTTGGCGGCGAGTAGATGAGAGATCAAGGGGGAAGAGGATGGTCAGGACTCTCACGGAAGCCCTCAGCATCCTCGCATCTAATGAGGAAGTTTGAAGATGTGGTGCCTCGCTGAGGCCGAGTGGGAGTTAGCAAACAACTACAATGCCAGCCCGGAAGCAAGCGGGTGTACCAGTAGCGCCGCCCGCTCGCCGAAAGGCCCGTCAAACAGCTACAGCAGGTGGGGTTGTTGCAGTGAAGGTTTTCAATGCCCGGCATTTTCTGAGGCATATCGCGGCGCGCACGCTGCATGAATTCGTGCAGGCGCATGTGCTGGCGCCGCGTCTGGTGGTGGACTGGTCCGGGCCGGACGACACCTTGTCGGGGGCGCTTTGCGACGCGGTTGAGGCGTTGGAGCATCAAGTTGCCACCACCGATCTCTCCCCACGCGACCGCGAGGCACTTGAGCGCGATCTGTTGCTCTGGGCCGATGATCTGCGGCGGGCCCACCTGATGGCCGACGGGCTGGCGGTGGCCGAGTTTTGCAATGCCTGCCAGGCGGATCCCGATGTGCTGGAGGCGTTCGCCTCCCGTGACGAGCGAGAGATCGCGCTGTGGATGCTGGCATTCCGCGACAAGATCTTCCGCGACGTCGAACTGCACCTGGCCTTCCAGGCCAAGACTCACGGCAAGTTCTGGAAGAAGCACCGCATCCAGCGCGGCCTCGAGCTGACGCGCGACCGTGCGCGGCTCGAACAGTTTTGTCACGCCGTGGCACAGCTGTACAAGAAGTCCGGCGGCGGCGATGGCGTGCATATCGAACTCTCGGAGCGCCGAAGCGTGACCGCGGCCGACGCCATGTCCGCTCTCCAGCTGACCCTCTATGTGGAAGGGCCGGTGACGGCGCTGACACACTTTGCGCAGAGCCATTTCACCCGTGTCACCACGCGCGTAGCGCTGGAGTCGGCACTGGTCTACCACCCGGCGACCGGTGAGGTGGAAACGGTGGTCAAAGGCGGTGCCAAGAACCACACCGCGATGCTGGAGCTGTTTGGCAAGCATGTCGTCCAGCAGGATCTTGCCCCAGAGCGGATCGAACCGCAGCGCTACAACCTCAATGCCTTGCGCGACGGCTTGCAGCCCTACGAGGACTGGTCGGCCTACGGCGTGGAAGTGGTTCGTCTGCGCCGCGCACGCCTGACGCCAGTGGGCATCGCTGGCGTCAGCTTCACCGTTGAGGCTTCCTCCGACAAGGCCCAGGATGACGCTATCCGCATTGCCCGCGGCGGACTCAAGGTGGAGCATATGTTCGAGGCCGAATACCACCTCGACGCCGCGACCGTCATCGTCTACACGCAGGTGGCCGACGGCGGCCGCGCCGGCCACTTCAGCTTCAACATCCGTGCTTCGGGAGTGTCTACTATCAAAAACCTGTCGCTGAGAAACCAGGTGCTGGCCCGTAAGGTCCTGCAGGCGCTGATGGTGATCGACGCAGAGGACGATGTCGCCGTAGCCGCGCAGGTGCCCAGGGAGGCTGCAATCGTATGAGTCAGGCTCAGGTTGACGCCACGTTGCTGCTATGCCGGTTGCTGGAGCGTGATAAGCCCGAATACAACGGCCAGGCTCTGTTCGACGCGGGGGCGGAGGCTGCGACGCATCTGCTGCGCGAGCGGCTGCTGGTGGTAGGCCACCCGCTGGACTGGGTCAACTGTCCGGAGTGCTGCTCGGAAATCGCACGGGTCGTGCGCGACCTGTCGGCCGACCGGATCGCACTGTTTTGCCCGGAGTGCGAGGATGTTCATGCGCCGCGTCGTCTGCGGGAGACGTACAAGGCAGTGCCGGCGCGGGCCGTCGCAGCCGTGTTGAGCGGGCTGGGGATGAACGCCGGCGGCATGAAAGTCATCGAGCCCGATCGGGTATGGCGGTTGGGCACGACGGAGCCGACGCGAGGTAAGCCGCTGACGTGGTATTTCGCGCGGCAGCTTGGGCGCCCGGAGGTTGGCGCGCGGCTGCGCGAGCAGATCCAGCTGGAGCGCACCGCCAGTTCCTGCGTGATATTGACCAGCAGTGATGTGCCATTGCCGATCGGCTCACCATTGGCGGGCTTCGACGTGCGCACGCTTCGGAGCGTGGCGCGGATTGGGCAAAGTCGCTTCGAGTTTTTTGCGGACCGGCAGGCCGAGCCGGGGATGCAGCAGGTTGATGAGGCTCAACCGCAGGCGAGGGGGCAGACCACTCTGCGCTACGTGCGCTCGCTGGGTAAAGCCTTCATAGAAGGGATGGAATATCCGCTGGAGCCGCGCCAGCAGGCCATACTGCTCGCCCTGATCAGGGATCTCGACCACGAGCTGGATAAGGAGGCGCTCAAGACCGCTTGTGGCTCGCAGGCGCAACGGTTCTCCCCGAGCAAGGAGTTCGACCGGAACCCGGTCGTCTACAAGACTTTTATCCGATACCTGCGTGATGACGAACGCTACGGGCTCATCGTTCCTGACGGGGATCGGGACTGGCTTGGGTAATCGCAGAGGTGCACTACCGGCTTAGCAGGGTAGACGGGCCTAGGATGAGGTACGATGATTTGGGCGTCATGGCGCCGCGTCTAGTTATCTTGGCAACCTATCAAGTACGGGGGACGTATGGCAGTGAACGTGAAGATGGAAGTTTCCGTCAAGGATGTCGTCATCAATGCCGACGGCACTGTAACAATCAGCTCGCCTGAGCTGGCGGCGGCACTCGCAGAGGCGAAGAGCGTTAAGGATCCGAACGTCAACGATGGCCCGCCGCTTGGTCCTGGAACACCGGGCAATCCCATTCCTGCGCCTCAGCCGATCAAGCCAATCGTAGTCATCACCTTCTAACCTTTTCGTCCTGGCCGGAAACAGACCACCGCCACCGGCCGCTATCGACCCGAATCGGCCGCTCGATGCCGCGTTGACGATGACCGCTACACCAATTGGAGCGGCCGTTTGCCTGTCCTGGGTCGATTTGTCACTTGATGAACCAGTCGAAATACGGTGCGTCAAGGCTTGAACTGGGGAGTGCCATCCAATTGATTAATATGTCTTTGGGGTCGGTGCGTAGACAGCCAGCTTCTTTGTCCCATTCAAATTGAGTCTCTTGAAGAAGGCCTACGCCACTGAACACTGACAGTGCTCCGAAACAAAAGTATGTCCAGGCTCCAGGAGGCCCACTCCGACCGCAAACATAAATTTCCTGCGTCCTCAGGCTGTCTCGAAAATCAACCTCCAATTGGTCGTCACACGCGAGAATGTCCGCCAATGTCAATTTTCCGAGAGGGATATCAGTTAAAAAGGCCGGAGACGAGCCTGAATAGACTCGGTCGTGGAGCAAAATAACAATTACATCATCGATGGCATCTTCGTGGTTGAATGAAATTTCTACCTGAGTTTCCTCGTAGCGGTAATAGCAGTGATTGGCTAAAACAAAGCTGGGTGTGCCCAGGATATCCTGCACACGCTTTTTCGGTACACCCGGAAAGATATGTTGCAGGAGGTTCCTTGGTGTCGTAGGAATTTTCACTGCCAAGTTCCTTGCAACCTCTATTTTTTCTTCTGCTGATAGTCCAGCGATTCGCTCTCGCGTAATTGCTTCATATTTCAGATTGACCATGAGCGGTCTGATAGTTCCACCTTCCCAACGCCGAGACTCCCGTGTTGTCTCCATCTCACGGAAAGATTCCCATGCTGACTGTGACTGCTGGAGTATCAGGCAGTCATCTCCGTCGAGTTCTCGAAATTTTCTATTAACTATCGCTGCTAACTCATCGTCGGCCTGCGCCGCCTTTTTCATCGACAGCAAGTTCATGTCTGTTTGCGTCAGAGCCTGCTCCCAATCTGGGTCATGCTCCGCTTTCTCGGCGTCGCTAACCAATTGTGAAGCAGCATCTGTGTATTTCTGCGCAGTTATAATGGCTATGTTGGCAGATTTACCAAGAGCCTTGGCGCGAAAACTCTGAAGCTCTTCCAGAGTCATTCCGTTCTTGTCCAGTTTCTCCTTGAGATCGGCAAGCTGGTTAAGTTGCGAAATATTTTCCGCATCGGGTTTTCCTTCTATTTTTCGTTCAAGAAAATATTTGAAAAATAAGTAAAGCCCGCCAAAGGACGGGAGAGCTAAAATTTTTACCCAGTCGTTTTGAAGAAGCGCGTTGACGTTCTTCTGGATTTCAATAATCTCCAAGCCTCACCCCCTTTGTGGCAAGTTGCTAGCGTAGCCTCTCTTGAATTTCTTGCTCAGCGGCAAGCTCCGCGAGCAGACTACCGTCTCGATTTGCCATGTGTCCTCGAAGAATCAATCGAAAGCTGAGGCCGTATCCGCATAGACGGTCATTGGCTTGCGTGATCGCTATAAAATCTTGTGCTCTATAGACATACACGTAGGAGCGGTCGAGTTCGTGCACCGTCGTGCGCGGGTCTACGAGTAGCACCGCATCCGGCAGATTTGGGCTGTCCCCCCACGTCCAATGAGCAAGCTTGTTTCTGTCCTTTTCGTTCGTTTTCGCGATTGCGAGGATCGCCCGGAGGACACGGAGTTCTGCGTCTCGATCCTTCAGCACCGACGCCGCTGCGACATTAATTGCAGCGGACTTCGCGGCCTGCCCATCGAGAGAGAGGAACACTTCAGTAGCTAGTGAGTTATGGCCACCAAAAAGCTCCACAAACAGGCCGAGCATGAAGCTCTCCACGTTCGACCAGGAAGCGATCGCCTCGATCGCCAGTACCGCTAGGTCCGGATGTCTTGCGAGCACGCGATCGCCAGCATTACCAATTACGACGATGCCGGCCTCTGGCGTAACGCGCGAGAGCGGTTGAGGCATGTTGACCCCTAACAGTTATTCAAACGTCGTCGGGTTTACGTGGGCAGCCAGGATGAAAGTTCCGGCGATCGATTTTCGACGATTTAGGCGGTCATGTCGAACGGCTGCTCTTGGTTGAACTCGGCCTCCAGCCGTTTTTCACGACCATCCCGGCCACACACAGGTGTCGCGACTATCGTGGTGGCGCTGCGATAACTGGATGAGGGGCCTCACGCGACATGGCCTCCGGCTGGCGACTGGGACCCGATAGTTGGGACAACCCAAATCGGTCCGAGGAACCCGTTTGAGGAATCTGAGGAACGCTCGGAGCCTATAGCCCCTCCTTGCGGGGCTGGTTTGGGTAGGCTCAGAACCGCTTTCCTCAGAGCCCGTTTGGAAATTCAAGGATGAGCGATTCTGCGCAGTAGCAAGCCGCTCATTGCGACATGAATCATCTAAGAGCCCGTTTGGAAATTCCCAGATGCCAGCGAAAACAGGCTCGACAACGCTGAGAAAGCCAAATTCAGGCATCTGGCCTGCTTAATTTCTGTGCAAAATGGGCTCGGGACAGTTGCCTCTTGACCGTATCGTGCAATTTTCAAACGGGCTCTCAGGTTGGCACTAGTCGCCCAGTTCCGATCACCCATCACCCAAACCACCCCACCAGCCCGGCCCTGATTGCCATCAGACCGGGTTTTTTTGCATCTGGACCTCACAGATTCGATTTGAGGAACGAGTTTGAGGAATCTGAGGAACGGTCTGAGGAATCCCGTTCGAGACGATACGGACATCGGTTGCAGCGCTGGCGCAAGCCCCCGCAGCCGGTGTGTATCCACCCTTGAACGCAGGATTCCATGTCGTCTGAACAGACTCTCGACGCCTCTGGGCGTCCCCATCTGACCCCGCGAGACCTCGCCCTCCGCTGGGGCAAGGCCGAAGCCACCATCGCACGCTATCGCTCGGACGGTGTCGGCCCGCGATTCCTCAAGATCGGCGGTGCCGTGCTGTACCGCCAGGAAGACGTCGAGCGCTTCGAGCTCGAGAACCTCTTCGCCAGCTCGAGCAGCCGCTCCGAGGAAACCGAGTGCGACATCGCCACGTACCAACCCGCCACAGCCCAGTATCTGCAAGGAGCCGCAGAATGAGCCTCGTCGCACTCCAACACGCCATGCACCTTCCCCCGGCGCACTACGCCGAGGCGCCGCTGGACACGTACCGTCAGTTCATCGCCCAAGTCGAGCAGCTGCACGCATTCACCAAGGAGGTGCGCGCATTCGCCGATCAGATCAATGAACTGCGCTATGCCGACCTGGCTCGCCAAGCCATTCTGGCAACCGGCCGCGACCACGGCACGGTCCGCATTGACGACCACGGCCAGACCGTGAAGTGCGAATTGGTGAACAACGTGGTTTGGGACCAGGTCAAGCTGAGGCAACTGGCTTGCAATATCGCCGCCTCGGGCGACATCCCCGAGCAGTACATGACCATCACCTACAAGGTGTCGGAGAACAAATACAAGAACTGGTCCGACGTCTTGCGCAAGCAGTTCGAGGCGGCTCGTACCGTGCGCCCCGGCAAGTCCACCTTCACGCTGGAGCAGCCGCAAGTCGTGCTCGCCGGCCAGGAGGCATGGAAATGACGCTGCCCATCATCAGCGCAGAGCAGCGCTTGGCCGAGCCCCGCTGCGCCAAGATCGTCCTCGTCGGCATTCCCGGCGCGGGCAAGACCAGCCAGCTCAAGACCCTGCCCGAAGACAGCACGCTGTTTGTCGATCTGGAGGCGGGCGACCTGGCGGTGCTGGACTGGTACGGCGACACGCTGCGCCCGCGCTCCTGGCCCGAGTTCCGCGACCTGGTCGTGTTCCTGGCCGGCCCTAACCCGGCGGCCAGCCCCGAACAGCCGTACTCGCAGGCGCACTTCGACGCGGTGTGCAAGCGCTATGGCGACCCGGCGCAACTGGACAAGTACAGCACGTACTTTGTGGACTCGATCACCGTGCTGTCCCGGCTGTGCCTGGCCTGGGCCAAGACGCAACCGCAGGCGTTCTCCGAGCGCACCGGCAAGCCGGACACGCGGGGTGCCTACGGCCTGCTCGGTACCGAGATGATCGCGGCGCTCACGCACCTGCAGCACGTGCGCGACAAGCACGTCGTGTTCGTGGCGATTCTGGAAGAGAAGGTCGATGAGTTCAACCGGCGGTTTTTTGCGATCCAGCTCGAGGGCAGCAAGACCGCGCTGGAGTTGCCCGGTGTCATCGATGAGGTGATCACGCTGGCGTTGCTGCGCCCCGACGCACCGGCGGAAGGGGAGGCGGCCGCCGCGCCCGCAGAGCCATTCCGCGCGTTCGTCACCCACACCGACAACGCCTGGGGCTACCCAGCCAAGGACCGCTCCGGCCGGCTGGATGCCCTGGAGGAGCCGCACCTGGGCAAGTTGATCGCCAAGACCGCGGCGCCGCGCAAGCCTGTGCCGCTGGCCGGCGCCACGACCCAACCGAACTTTTCCTGATACCAGAGAGCTTTGATCATGACGTTTTGGAACGATTTCAACGACGCCGGCCGGCAGGTTGGTTTTGACCTGATCCCCAAGGGCACGCTGCTCAAGATCCGCATGACGATCCGTCAGGGCGGTTTCGATGATCCGTCCCGCGGCTGGACGGGTGGCTGGGCCACCGAATCCGAGCATACCGGTAGTGTGTATCTTGCCGCCGAATTCGTGGTCCTCGAAGGGCCGTATGCCAAGCGCAAGCTGTGGTCGATGATCGGTCTGCATTCGCCCAAGGGGGACGAGTGGGCCAACATGGGCCGGGCGTTTGTGCGCGCAGCGCTGAACTCCGCGCGTGGCGTGCATCCGGACGACAACACCGAGCCGGCCCAGCTCTCCCGACGTATCCGCGATTTCGGTGAGCTTCACGGCATGGAATTCATCGGCCGTGTCGACATCGAGCTCGACAGCCGGGGCGACGCCCGCAATGTCATCCGGCAGGCGGTGGAGCCGAACCACAAAGACTACGCGGCGCTCATGGCCGGCAACGCGCCGCCGGCGAACGCAGCTAATGCCGGTGTCGGCCGCGCACATGCGCCTGCCGCGTCGGCACCGGCACGTGCCGCTCAACCCCGGCAGGCGGCCGGTTTCACGCGCCCGGCGTGGGCGCAGTGAGGAGGGACCGTGCAATGCTGGGTTTGTCGCCAACAAGCACGTGGCTACCGGCACTCGGACCTGCGCTTCCGCGTGGGCGATCCGCGTCGCCATCCGCCCGACTGGGCCTTTTGCTCGCGCCGCTGCCAGGACGCCTTTCACGCGATGTACGGGGCTTGGCGCAAGACCGAGCCGCCGTTGTCCGAATCACTCACACGGGAGGCGCACATGCCTGAGACCACTGCGCAGCAGCGTGCTGCGATGCGCCGTTGCCTGCGGCCGTTCGGGCGGGTGGCCGGCGAGATCGGCTTCGACAAGCCGCTGGCCCACTACACCGAAGAGGAAGCCCTGCGGGTGATCGAGGCCATCGTGTTCACGTACACGGAGGCAATGGCGCTCGACGCGCCCCGTGCCCAGGCCACCTCAATGGTGAAGGGACGTTCCGTAGGACTGTCGGCGGATGCGTTCGCCGACTTGGAAGATGACATTCCGTGGTAACCGAGATGCTGGATTTCAATCATCGCAATCACCGCTCTAAAACCCGCAGCACCATCGATCCGCGCCGCACCCGACGGGCGGCGCGTCCGCGCCCGCTGGTGACCATCCGCGCGGTGGAGCGGCTGCTGCTGCGGCACGTCCCTGCGCCGGTCACCGGCCTGCTGCCGGAACAACGCCTGATCTTGGCGGTGCTCTGCCAGGCCATCGCCGACGCCCGTTATGGGGAGAACCGGTCCGTGCAGGAGGACGCCGAGCGCTTCCTGCGCGGCGACGATCTCGCGCAGGTGGCTGGGCTGATCGACCTCAATCCCGCGTTCGTTCGCGAGGTGGCGGTCAAGACCGGCTATCTGCTGGCGACCCCTGAAGAACTGGAAGAGCGGAGCGCCCATGCTCGACTTCAATGACAGCCCACCGCAGGGCCAGGAGGTCGCTCGTCCCGCATCCTCGGACGGGGAGCGGGAGCGCATCCGGGGCCTGCTGCTCGATCGGCTGGACTCGGTGCTGGCCGTCCTGTTTCCGGCGGGCAAGAAGCGGCGGAACAAGTTCGTGATCGGTGACATCCAGGGCAACCCGGGCGACAGCCTGGAAATCGTGCTCGACGGCGAGAAGGCCGGCTTGTGGACGGACCGCGCCACCGGCGACGGCGGGGATGTGTTCGCCGTGATCGCGGGCACGCTGGGGGCCGACGTGCACACGGAATTCCCGAGGGTGCTGGAGCGCGCCGCCGACCTGCTCGGTCTCGCCAGCACGCAGCCGGTGCGGCGCAAGCGCCGCGAGCCGCCGACGGACGATCTCGGCCCTGAAACCGCCAAGTGGGACTACCTGGACGCCGCCGGCAAGCTGATCGGGGTGGTGTACCGCTACGACCCGCTCGGCCGGGGCAAGGAATTCCGGCCGTGGGACGCCAAGCGTCGCAAGATGGCCCCGCCCGACCCACGCCCGCTGTACAACCAGCCGGGCCTGGCGACCGCCACGCAGGTCGTGCTGGTCGAAGGCGAGAAATGCGCCCAGGCCCTGATCGACGCCGGCATTGTTGCCACCACGGCCATGCACGGCGCGAACGCGCCGGTCGAGAAGACCGACTGGTCGCCCTTGGCCGGCAAGGCCGTGCTGATCTGGCCCGACCGGGACAAGCCGGGCTGGGAGTATGCCGACCGGGCGTCGCAGGCGATCCTGCAGGCGGGAGCGTTGTTGGTGGCCATCCTGTTGCCGCCGGACGACAAGGCGGAGGGCTGGGATGCAGCTGATGCGATCGAAGAAGGGTTCGACGTCGGCGGCTATTTGGCCGCGGGTGCACGGGTGCCCGTGGTGCCGGAGGTGGACGACACCGTGTCGGCGGACGTGCTGGAGGGCGTGGATTGGGAAACCGAGGACGGGCTGGCCACGGCCTTCACGCGCCGCTATGGCGACGACTGGCGCTACTGCTCCCTGTGGGGCAAGTGGCTGGTGTGGACCGGCGTGCGGTGGAATCCCGACCAGCTGCTCTACGTCACCCACCTGTCGCGTGGGATCTGCCGTGCGGCCTCGTGCAAGGCGGAAACGCCGCGGCAGAAGGCCAAGCTGGCGAGCTCGTCGACCATCGCCTCGGTCGAGAAGATCGCCCGTTCAGACCCCAAGCACGCGGCCACGGCCGACGAGTGGGATGCCGACGTGTGGGCGCTCAACACCCCCGGTGGCGTGGTCGATCTGCGCACGGGCAACCTGCGCGCGCATCGGCGCGAAGACCGGATGACGAAGGTGACCACGGCGACGCCTAAGGGCGATTGCCCGACCTGGCGGCAGTTTCTCTCGGAAGTCACGGGCGGCGACGTCGAGCTGCAAGCTTACCTGCAGCGGATGGCGGGCTACGCGTTGACCGGGTCAACGCAGGAGCATGCGCTGTTCTTCCTGTACGGCACGGGCGCCAACGGCAAGTCCGTGTTCGTCAACACGCTGGCCACGATTCTGGGCGACTACGCGGTCAACGCGGCGATGGACACCTTCATGGAAACGCGCGCCGACCGGCATCCGACCGACATGGCGGGCCTGCGCGGCGCGCGCTTCGTGGCGGCCATCGAGACCGAGCAGGGACGGCGCTGGGCGGAGTCCAAGGTCAAGAACCTCACCGGCGGCGACAAGATCTCCGCGCGCTTCATGCGCCAGGACTTCTTCGAGTTCTTCCCGCAGTTCAAGCTGTTCGTCGCGGGCAACCACAAACCGGCCATCCGCAACATCGACGAGGCGATGAAGCGACGGCTGCACTTGATCCCGTTCACGGTGACGGTGCCGCCTGAGCGGCGTGACAAGACCTTGCAGCAGAAGCTGCTGGCCGAACGCGACGGCATCCTGGCGTGGGCGGTTCAGGGTTGTCTCGACTGGCAGCAGTTGGGCCGGCTTGATCCCCCGCAACAGGTGCTGGACGCGACCGAAGAGTATTTCGAGGCCGAGGACGCGCTGGGCCGCTGGCTGGACGAACGTTGTGTGCGAGAGATCAACGCCAAGACGCTGACCGCCGAGTTGTTCAACGACTGGAAACAGTGGGCTGACTCGGCTGGCGAATTCGTCGGATCGCAAAGGCGCTTCTCCGATCTGCTGATCACCCGCGGGGTCGAGAAATGGCGCAACACAGCGGGTTTGCGGGGCTTCCGTGGTGTGAGCCTGAAGCATCCGCCGACGCCGACCTATAGCCCGTACTCGGACAACTGAGCTTCACGCCGACACATCCGACCGACGCAGCTGACGTACTACGTCGTAACTCCTACGCGTACGTGCGCGTACACGCACCTCAAGGGAGTTTCGATGTACTGCGCCAGCTGCGTCGGTCCGAACAAAACGAAGGACTGAAACCATGACGACGACCCATGTCGCCCAACATCAGAACAGCAAGCTTGTCCGGGCATTGCAGCCGCTGATGTTCCGAGACTTAGGAGGTGTGGCATGAAGATTCCCACACCGTCCTACAAATCCGCACTGGCCCGCACGCAGCCCGAGGTCACGGACCTCGAAGCGTTCAAACGGCAAGGCTGGCGGGACCAGCGCATCCTCGTGGTGAACGAATCCGACGACCGCCTGGACTTCCTCGAACGCGAGCTGGTGCGCCGCATCGGTGAACGGCTCTACGGTGAGGGAGGCAAGCGCCATGACCGGTAGCACGACCGCCTGGACACTTGATTCCGTCGCAGCGCGTTTCGAGGAGGCAGCACGTACAGGGCGCACGCTTCCACCCGTCCGCGTGCAGGGCTACTTCCGAGTCTGGCCGCACATCGTGCGCGAGCAATGGGAACGCCTGGCAGCGGACGACCAGCCGCGTCACTACTATCCGCCCAGCCCCGCGGCCATCGACCGCATGCTGGAGACGATGCGGTGGGTGCAGTGGCTGGACGTGGACCATCGGCACCTGGTCTGGATGCGCGCGCAAGGCGACGAATGGCAGTACATCGCCAAGCGCTATGCGTGCTGCATCAAGACGGCGCAACGGCGCTGGCAACGCGCCATGCAGACCGTGGTCGACCGGCTCAACGGAGGCGAGCAGGTCGACCGTGCGTGAAATTACGCAATATTGGCAACGCCTGCGGAATATTGCGAAGGGTTGCTAAGGATGGTGTTCAGAACTCATTCCGTCGAACTGAGTCATCGAAGCGGAGCGGATGCGTAACAGACGATGCGAAGCCTGACGCGAACGGAACGCTACGCGCAGCATGGAGAGGCCGATTCCCGCCCGCTCGGGGCGGTGTTCCTTCATGCGCGGGCCTCACGCATCAGTCGTCCGCGCATCATCCATAGATTGCTCAGGGCAAACAACGTATGTAACTGCTGCGTGTTCTTCACCAAGCCTCGATAGCGCACCTTCAAATGCCCGAACTGGCGCTTGATGACCCGGAACGGATGTTCTACGCGAGCACGAATGCGCGCCTTGACCCGCTCCAACTCATCGACGAGCGCACCCGACACGGTGTTCTTGTCCAAGGCGCGGCGTTTGCTCGGTCGCAATGCCACATGCCAACGCACCTTCAACTTCTGCACCTCTTCGCGCTTGTCGATGCCCTGGTAGCCGGCATCGCCGAATACGTCGGCCTCCTTACCGTGCACCAACGCATGCGCTTGCGTCACGTCGTTGACGTTGGCGGCCGTGCCCAGCACGGTATGCACCAGCCCCGAGTCCGCATCCACGCCAATGTGCGCTTTCATTCCGAAATGCCACTGGTTACCTTTCTTGGTCTGGTGCATCTCGGGGTCGCGCTTGCCGCTGCCATTCTTGGTCGAGCTGGGCGCGGCAATCAGCGAGGCGTCGACCACCGTGCCCTCTTTGAGCAGGTAGCCCTTCGCACTGAGTTGCGCGTTGACCGTCTGCAGAAATTGCTCGGCCAGTTGGTGTCGCTCCAGCAAGTGCCGAAAGCGCAGAATGCTGACCCGGTCCGGCAGTCGGCTTATGCCTCCCAGCCCCGCGAATTGCCGATACAACGGCACGTCGTACAGCGCCTCTTCCATCGCCACGTCCGTCAGCCCGAACCATTGCTGCAGAAAGTGGATGCGCAGCATCGTTTCGACTGGAAACGGCTTCCGACCCGTCGCCTTGACCGGCGCATGCGGCGCTATCAACGCCAAAAACGCCTGCCACGGCACCACACGTTCCATCTCATCCAGAAATACCTGCTTGCGCGTGCGTCGGTTGCTCAGGTCCAGGCCAAGGTCGCTTTGTTTCATGGGTTCATCCAGCGTTGCGAACCTTCCTTCGACTGCCCGCGCTTGCGGGAGTTTTGAACACTATCCCTAACGGTTGATAAGCCAACGCAAAAAGGGGGTGTCGCATCTCCCCCGAAAAGCGGTACATTTACGCCTATCGTGACGACATGAGCGCCGGGGCCGCGAGGCCCCCTAGGGGGCGAAGGGGTCCTTCCTGGCCAAAGCGCAATACGGGAGGGACAAGCGCAAGGCTTGCCCACCGTCAGGGTGCGCACCTAGGTTCGCACGGTGCGCAGTTCGCACCCCCGTCCCGTACGCACCACCCCATTCCACGCCCGCCCACGGCCCGACCGTCGGCGGGCGTTTTCATTTGCACGCGGCCTGCGCCGGGATCCGTTCCCGCGCGGGCCGTTTCCTTTTGGGAACCCGAAACAGAACATGCTCAACGTCGAGTACCGCAAGGTCGCGGCGCTGATTCCCTACGCTCGCAATCCCAGGACCCACAGCGATGAGCAGGTGGCCAGGATCGCCGCCAGCATCGTGGAGTACGGCTGGACCAACCCGGTCCTGGTCGACGGCGAGAACGGCGTGATCGCGGGCCATGGGCGCCTGGCCGCCGCGCGCAAGCTCGGCATGGATGAGGTGCCGGTGATCGAGCTGGCGCACCTGTCGCCGACGCAGAAGCGCGCGTTGATCCTCGCTGACAACCGTATCGCGCTCGATGCGGGCTGGGACGAGGAACTGCTGGCGCTGGAATTCGCGGAACTGGCTGACGCCGGCTACGACCTGGCCCTGACCGGTTTCAATGACGCCGAGATCGATGCGCTGTTGGCTGACGAGCTGGGCGAAGCCGAGGACGATGGGGCGAGCGATCCGGAACCGGATGCAGCGGACGACGTGCCCGACGCCGCTGCGGTGCCGGTGTCCCGGCCCGGCGACGTCTGGCTCCTGGGCGAGCACCGCCTGATCTGCGGCGATGCCGCCGACAGCGGCGTGATCGCGGCTCTGATGGCGGGCCAGCAAGCCGCGCTGTGCTTTACCTCGCCGCCCTACGCCAACCAGCGCAACTACACCACCGGCGGTATCGCGGACTGGGACGTGCTGATGCGCGGCGTCTTCGGCAACCTGCCGATGGCAGGCGACGGCCAGGTGCTCGTCAACCTCGGGCTGGTCCACCGCGACAGCGAGGTCGTCCCATACTGGGACGCCTGGATCGCGTGGATGCGCACGCAGGGCTGGCGGCGCTTCGGCTGGTACGTCTGGGACCAGGGGCCGGGCATGCCGGGCGACTGGATGGGGCGCCTGGCGCCGTCGTTCGAGTTCGTCTTCCATTTCAACCGCGAGGCCCGGCGGCCGAACAAGACTGTGCGGTGCAAGTTCGCCGGCCGGGATGAACACCTGCGCCCGGACGGCACGTCGACCTCGATGCGGGGCCGGGACGGCATTCGCGGGAGTTGGACACACGAGGGCAAACTTACCCAGGACACCCGAATCCCGGATTCGGTGATCCGCGTGATGCGGCACAAGGGCAAGATCGGCCGCGACATTGACCACCCGGCGGTGTTCCCGGTCGCGCTGCCGGAGTTCGTGATCGAGGCGTACTCGGATGCTGGCGACATCGTGTTCGAACCCTTCGGCGGCAGCGGCACCACCATGCTCGCCGCCCAGCGCGCCGGCCGCCTGTGCCACAGCGTCGAGATCGCACCCGAGTACGTGGACGTCGCGATCAAGCGCTTCCAGCAGAACTTCCCCGAGGCGCCGGTGACGCTGCAGTCGACCGGCCAGACCTTCGCGGCCGTTGCCGCCGAACGCCTGGCGGACGAGGAGGTGGCGCAATGACGGCGTCCTGGCTCGCAGGCAAGATCGAACACTGGCCGATTCAGCGGCTCGCCCCCTACGCCGCCAACGCCCGGACGCACTCCGACGAACAGATCGCGCAGATCGCGGCCAGCATCGTGGAGTTCGGGTTCACCAACCCGATCCTGGCCGGCGGCGACGGGGTCATCGTGGCGGGGCACGGGCGCCTCGCCGCTGCCATGAAGCTGGGCCTGCAGGCGGTGCCGGTGGTGGTGCTAGATCACCTCAGCCCGACACAACGGCGGGCGCTGGTGATCGCGGACAACCGTATCGCCGAGAACGCAGGCTGGGACGAAGCCGTGCTGCGCGCCGAACTGGCTGCGCTCGACGCGGCGAACTTCGACCTGTCGTTGACGGGCTTCGATGCGGACGCACTGGCCGATCTGATGGACGGGGAGGAGGGCGACGGCCAGGCGGAGGAGCCTGTGCTGCCGGAGGTACCCGAGGAACCAGTCTCCCGTCCGGGCGACGTCTGGGTGTTGGGCAGGCACCGGCTGCTGTGCGGGGATGCGACCGTCGCGGAGAACTACGACAGGCTGTTGCAGGGCGAGCCGGCGGACATGGCTTTTCTGGATCCACCCTATAACGTGAACTACGCCAATACGGCCAAGGACCGGCAGCGCGGCACGAGTCGGGCCATCCTGAACGACAACCTGGGCGGGGGCTTCTACGATTTCCTGCTGGCGGCGCTGACGCCGACGATCGCCAACTGCCGCGGCGGTATCTACGTGGCGATGTCTTCCAGCGAACTGGACGTGCTGCAGGCGGCATTCCGCGAGGCGGGCGGGCGCTGGTCAACCTTCATCATCTGGGCCAAGGACCGTTTCACGCTTGGGCGCGCGGACTACCAGCGGCAGTATGAGCCGATCCTGTACGGATGGGCCGAGGGAGCGCAGCGTCATTGGTGCGGCGACCGCGACCAGGGAGACGTCTGGCAGATAAAGAGACCTGCCCGCAACGATCTGCACCCGACGATGAAGCCGGTGGAACTGGTGGAGCGGGCGATCCGCAATTCGAGCCGGCCGGGCGACGTGGTGCTCGACGCGTTCGGTGGTTCGGGTACGACGCTGATTGCGGCGGAAAAGGCGGCGCGCGCTGCGCGCCTGATCGAACTGGATCCCAAATACACCGACGTGATCGTCAGGCGCTGGGAGGAGTACACCGGGGAGCAGGCTATCCGCGAGGCGGCAGACCGAGAGGTGTGCGCCAGTTGAGCAGCGTCTTGGCTGCCGGTTCCGCTGTCTGCTCCTCCGCAATGCGTTTGAGCAGCAGCAGGCTCTGGCGATCGCGGGGCAACACCATGCTCAGCAGGCGGATGGCATGCTCGATGGAGAGGTCCGGGCGGCGGTTCTGGATCAACCAGCGCAGCGCCCGCTCGCGCTCGGATGCGTGGGTATGGGGAAGGTTGAGGTTGCGCATTGTGTGCTCCTTGGCGTTGACCGTTGCGATGACGGTAGTAACGCGCTGGCAGCAGACAAAGCCAAGCGCCACCCGCAACGCGGGCGACATTCCGTTGGGGACTTACGCCGAAAGTTCGTCGGCGATTTCGCAGGAGGCCACAAAGGCCGTCAGGTGGGGCAGGTCACGCGGGATGCCATAGATCTGGCTGAGCCCACCGTTCGATTTGCGCTGCATCCACAGAGTCGCCGTGGAGTCGATGGCATCGGTAAGTGTCTGGCCACCGTGGAGCGCGTTGCAGACATCATCCGCAAAGTGGCGTCCGAATGCGCTGTCGAGAAAGAGGCGCACGGCCTCAAATGACGAGCTGGTGGCCTTTGCGACGGTTGTCATCGCCAGCGGCCAGGCTTCGGCGGCACGTTCCTTCATCGTGCCGTAGAAGCCCCAGCCCTCGTTGCGGGTGGCGGGAATCTGGTCAGTGGTGGTCATGGCGTGCTCCTTCTTGGGCGTCGTTGTGATGGCACCAGTAACGCGCTGTTCGAGCCGCAAGCCAAGGCTGGAGAGCAAACACTCCGCAGCGTGCGGGCACAGTGCCCCGCATGCTGTGTGGTGCGGGGACGCACTCGCAGCGTGGTGCCTATCGCGAACGCGACGCTACTTCGCGCCAGCGCGGAAACCGCCCAGGAGGGCGGCACCGCAATGCAGCAGGTAGATCAGATTTCGGGGTCTTTGGGGTAAAGATCCCCGCTGGTGATATCGGCGACGTAGACGACGTCGCGGAAGTCGCCGGGCTCATCGGCGATGCTGACGCCGCCGATGGCGGTGAGCGCGACGCCGTATTTGCGCGTGAGGGCGGTGAGCTCGGTGACGAAAGCGTGGTAGTTGGCGGTGGTGATGTCCATGTTGGTGTCCTTGGTTGATGTCGTTGCGACACCTGTATGAACGCGCTGTTTGACGGAGAAGCCAAGCTGTTCCTGGCTTCTCTGCCAGTTAGTTGTGATCAGTCGGCGCGGGCCACGTACCGCGCGTAGTCGCCACCCTCCGGATTGACATACAGGGTGCGGTGACCTTGATGCAGAGGTAGCTGCCGAGCCTGCCGCCGTCCTTTCCGCATGACGCGGGGCCAGCCATTGCGGTAGTTGGCCCCGCGCGACATCAGGCGGGCTGGTCGCGTTGCTCGTCCGCCGTTTCGATCCGGTAGACGCGTTCGCTGCCGACCGATTTCTCGGAGACGATCGCCAGCCCAAGCCGCTTCTTGAAGGTACCGGCGAACGCGCCGCGCACGGTGTGGGCCTGCCAGCCGGTCGCCTTGCAGATCTCGCTGATCGTTGCACCTTCGGGGTGACGCAGCATCGCGATCACCTGGGCTTGTTTGCTGTTCTCGCGCGTGCGCGGCGCCTTTCGTGCGTCCTTGCGCTGTGCTTCTGCGTCGGCGGCGGGTTCGTCCGGCTGCGGTGCGTCGAGGCCCAGCGCGCCGTAGCCCTGGGCTGAGACAAGCCATTCGGTACCCGCAGCCGCGATCAGGGCGCGCTTGGCGAGGCTGTCGACAACCTTCTTGCGCGCGCCGCCCTTGATGTTGTCGGGGAACCATTCGATCTTGCCGCCGGTGTGATGGATGGCGTAGGCGAGGATGGCGTGCTGTGCCGGGGTCAGCTGTTGCGTGGTCATGTGTTGCTCCTTCGAGGTGGTTTGAACGTGGTGTGATGAACGCGCTGTGCGGGGAAGAAGCCAAGCGCTTTCGTTGGAGAGGGCGGGTGGTCCCGCCCCCAGCTGTCAGTCTTTCTCTTCGTCTTCGCCGCTCTCGATTTCCTCGATGGTGTCCTGCAGGGTGCATCCCGATCTGCCGAGATAGCCGTGGTCGTCGGAGATCGCCATCGTGAGGTGCGCAATCCAGTAGTCCTCGGCGCGATCCAGTGCGCTGCTGAATCCGCCTGCTTTCAGCAGGCCGCGCGCGTTCTCGATCAGTTCGAGCATCTTTTGCTGGATTTCGGTCAACTCTTCGATCACGTCGTTTCGGGTCAGGGTGTCGCCCATCGTTTGCTCCGGTTGAGGTGTTGTGTTGATGGACACATGAACGCGCTGTTCAGCAGAGAAGCCAAGCGCTTCTCGCAGACAGGGCGGGTGGACCCACCCAGCGCCGGATTCGGCCGTTGTCCTCGTCGTCTTAGCCGTTCTCGATTTCGTCAATGAGGTCCTGCAGGGAGCCCTTCGATCCGCTGCCGTAGTCGCCGAAGAGCGCGGCGGAGATTTGATCCATCCAGCCACGCTTGCCGCCGATGTCGCCCGCGCTCAGCACGCTGCGCGCGTCGTCGATCAGGTTGAGCATCTGTTGCTGGATTGCGCGCAGTTCGTAGGCTGCTTCTTCTCGGGTCAGGGTGCCGATCATCGTTTGCTCCGGTTGAGGTGTCGTGTTGATGGACACATGAACGCGCTGTGCTGCACAGAAGCCAAGCGCTATCAGCAAAGGAAAGATGGGAATTTCGATTCGCGCCTATGCACGGCATCGAGGCGTGTCAGACGCCGCCGTGCGCAAGGCAATCGCTGCCGGTCGCATCACGCCGGAATCGGACGGCACCATTGATACGGACCGCGCCGATGCCGAATGGGCACGCAACACCGAAGCGCCGCGCACTGGCACGCGTATGCGGCCTGTCAGGGCCGCCGTAACGCCGGAAGGGGGGCAGCCCCCGGACGGTCCGGCATCGTCGCCCACAGGCGGCACGTCGCTGCTGCAGGCCCGCACCGTCAACGAGGTGGTCAAGGCGCAGACCAACAAGGTGCGCCTGGCCCGCCTCAAGGGCGAACTGGTGGACCGCTCGCAGGCCATCGCGCACGTCTTCAAGCTCGCGCGCGCCGAACGCGACGCGTGGCTGAACTGGCCGGCGCGGGTCTCCGCGCAGATGGCGGCGACCCTGGGCGTCGAGCCGCACACGATGCACGTCGCGCTGGAGTCCGCCGTGCGTGAACATCTGCAGGAGCTGGGCGAACTGCGCCCGCGCGTGGATTGATGCTGGACGCGGATTACGAAGGCGCCGCCGAGCTCGAGCGCGCCTGGCGAGAAGGACTGACGCCCGATCCGCTGCTCACCGTCTCCGAATGGTCCGACCGCCATCGCATGCTGTCGAGCAAAGCGTCGGCCGAGCCCGGGCGCTGGCGCACCAGCCGCACGCCGTACCTGCGCGCGATCATGGACTGCCTGTCGCCGACCTCGCCCATCGAGCGGGTCGTCTTCATGAAGGCCGCGCAGTTGGGCGCGACCGAGATGGGATCGAACTGGATCGGCTACGTGATCCACCACGCGCCGGGTCCCATGATGGCCGTCTGGCCGACCGTGGAGATGGCCAAGCGCAACTCCAAGCAGCGGATCGACCCGCTGATCGAGGAGTCGGCGGTGCTGGCTGAGCGCATCGCCCCGGCCCGCTCGCGCGACTCGGGCAACACCATCCTCGCCAAGGAGTTCCGGGGCGGCGTGCTGGTCATGACGGGCGCCAACAGTGCGGTGGGTTTGCGCTCGATGCCGGTGCGGTACCTGTTTCTCGATGAGGTGGACGGCTACCCGCTGGACGTCGAGGGCGAAGGCGATGCGATCTCGCTGGCCGAAGCCCGGACCCGGACGTTCGCGCGCCGCAAGATCTTCATCGTGTCGACGCCGACGATTGCCGGCGCCAGCACCATCGAACGCGAATACGACGCGTCCGATCAGCGCCGCTACTTCGTGCCATGCCCGCACTGCGATCACCGCCAATGGCTGCGCTTCGAGCAGCTGCGCTGGACCAAGGGGGAGCCGGAGACAGCCGCCTATATCTGCGAAGCCTGCTTCGAGCCCATCCATGAGCACCACAAGGCGTGGATGCTGTCGCAGGGCGAATGGCGGGCGATGGTGGAAACGGGTGGCCGCACGGCGGGCTTCCACCTGTCCTCGCTGTACAGCCCGGTGGGCTGGCGCAGCTGGCGCGAGATCGCCGCAGCCTGGGAGAGCGCGGTAAGCAAGGAGAGCGGATCGGCGGCGGCGATCAAGACCTTCCGGAACACCGAGCTGGGCGAGACCTGGGTCGAGGAGGGCGAGGCGCCCGATTGGCAACGGCTGCTGGAGCGCCGCGAGGACTATCCCATCGGCACCGTGCCGGCGGGCGGCCTGTTGCTCTCGGCTGGCGCCGACGTACAGAAGGACCGCATCGAAGTCTCGATCTGGGCCTTCGGGCGCGGCAGGGAAGCGTGGCTGGTGGAGCACCGCGTGCTGATGGGCGACACCGCCCGCGACGCGGTGTGGAAGCGGCTCGCCGAACTGGTCGAAGAGCAGTGGACGCACGCCAGCGGCGCAACGATGCCGCTCGCGCGCCTGGCGCTCGATACCGGCTTCGCCACGCAGGAAGCCTATGCCTTTGTACGCGCCTGCGGCGATGCCCGTGTGATGGCCGTCAAGGGCACGGCACGTGGCGCCGCGCTGATCGGCACGCCGACGGCGGTCGATGTCACCCGCAACGGCAAGAAGTTGCGCCGCGGCATCAAGGTGTTCACGGTGGTGGTCGGCATCGCCAAGCTGGAGTTCTACAACAACCTGCGCAAAGCCGCCGACGTGGCAGAAGATGGCGCGACCATCGCGTTCCCGACCGGGTTTGTGCACCTGCCCAAGATCGATGCGGAGTTCCTGCAGCAGCTGTGCGCCGAGCAGCTGATCACCCGCCGTGACCGGAGCGGTTTCCCGATTCGCGCGTGGCAGAAGATGCGCGAGCGCAATGAGGCACTGGACTGCTACGTCTACGCGCGCGCGGCTGCGAGCGCCGCCGGGCTCGACCGCTTCGAGGAGCGTCACTGGCGCGAGTTGGAGCGGCAACTGGGTCTGGCGCCGCCGCCGGACACACCGTCCCCAATCGAATTGAGTTCGCCCACAGATGCCACCCCTCGCGGTGGCATCGCCGTTTCTGGGCCCCGTCCTGGGGTCCGCCAAGCCGGCCGGCGCGTGATCAAGAGCCGCTGGCTGTCGTCCTGAGCACCCCGGTGCTCCTCATCCTGATACCCGGAGTTCATCCCCCATGAGTTTGCAGACTCGCATCGAATCCCTCGTCCTGCGTCTGGCGTCGGAGTTCAAGACCATCCACGACCAGGTCGGCACGCTGGCCCGGCTGTCGACCACCGACAAGACCAGTCTGGTCTCGGCGATCAACGAGCTGCGTGCGCAGTTCGACAAGATCGCCAGCGCCGCGCTGATCGATGACGCCAACGCGGCGGGCACCACGACCACCTTCTCGGCCTCCAAGATCACCGGGCTGCTCGACGCGCTCAAGGCCGACCTGCTGGGCGGCGCCGACGCGGCTTTCGACACCCTCAAGGAACTGCAGGAGGCGATCCTCAAGGACCAGAGCGGCATCGCCGCGCTGCTGGCCGCTGTGGACCGCCGTGTGCGCTTCGACGCCGCGCAGGCGCTGACCGCCGACGAGCAGGCCCAGGCCCGCCAGAACATCGGTGCGGTCGCCGCCAGCGCCATCGGCGACCCCGAGACCGACTTCGTGCCGGCCTTCGAGGCGGCACTGGCCGGCGCCTGATCCGGCGGCCATGTCGCTGACCGGGAACATCGCCGAGCTCGCCGCTGCGATTGCCCAGGAGGTCCGCGCCCGTATCACGGCGGATCACCCGGGCCTGGCCCGCGCCTGGGTCTGCTTCGGCACGGAAGGCAACCAGGCGGTGATCCGGTCGGCATTCAACGTCCAGGGTGTCACGCGCATCGCTACCGGCAAGTACCGCGTGGTCTTCGCCGAGCCGATGCCCGACGACAACTACTGCTGGCTGGCCTTTGCCCGCAACGCTGGGCGCCAGTCGTCCATGAAGGCCGCCGCCGCTCGCGTGCGCGCCGAGGCCAAGACCGAGGCGTTTGTGGAGGTCATCTGCACGACCGCCGCCGGAACGCTATCGGACTCGTCTGAATTCAACCTGATGGTTTACCGCTGAATGGCATACACCGAAGCGCAGTTGCAAGCGCTGGAGGCCGCGCTCGCCAAGGGTGAGCGTCGCGTCACCTTCCAAGACAAGACGGTCGAGTACCGCACGGTTGATGAGCTCAAGCTCGCGATCCGCGAGGTCCGGCGCGGCCTGTTCGAGCAGGCCGCCGAAACCGGCCTGTGGCCGGGCGCCCCGCGCCAGATCCGCGTCACGACCGGCAAAGGGTTCTGATGGCCAGCAAAGGATCACGAACCCAGGTTGGCTGGTTCGGCAGGATCCGCAGCCTGTTCGGCCAGGCGCCGGTCCACGAGGCCGCTGGCCGGGGTAGGCGATCGCTCGCCTGGCGGCCCGGCAATCCGGGCGCCGTGGCGGCGCTGCTCGCCAGTGGCGAGGACCTGCGCATCAAGAGCCGGGATCTGGTCCGGCGCAACGCCTGGGCGCAGGCCGGCATCGAGGCGTTCGTCGCCAACGCGGTCGGCACCGGCATCAAGCCACAGAGCCTGTCCACCGACGATGCCTTCAAGGCCGACGTGCAGGCGCTGTGGCGGGACTGGACGGCAGAAGCCGACGCCGCCGGCCAGACTGACTTCTACGGCCTGCAGGCGCTGGCCTGTCGCGCCATGCTCGAAGGCGGCGAGTGCCTGATCCGCCTGCGCCCGCGACGCCCCGAGGACGGCCTGACCGTGCCGCTGCAGCTTCAACTGCTGGAGGCCGAGCATCTGCCGATGACCCTGAACGTCGACCTGCCGCCAATCGCAGGGGCCTCCGGCCCGGGCAACGTGGTGCGCTCGGGCATCGAATTCGACGGGCTGGGTCGGCGCGTGGCTTATCACCTGTACCGCTCGCATCCGGACGATGGCCGGTTGGCGCCGATGTCGGGGCAGGGCGGGCTCGATACGGTGCGGGTCGACGCGAGCGAGATCATCCACCTGTACCGCGTGTTGCGGCCTGGCCAGATCCGGGGCGAGCCGTGGCTCTCGCGGGCGCTGGTCAAGTTGAACGAGCTCGACCAGTACGACGACGCGGAACTGGTGCGCAAGAAGACCGCGGCGATGTTCGCCGGCTTCGTCACGCGCCAGAGTCCCGAGGACAACCTGATGGGCGAGGGTTTGCCGGACGAGGCCGGCATCTCGCTGGTGGGGCTGGAACCGGGGACGCTGCAGATTCTGGAGCCGGGCGAGGACATCAAGTTCTCCGATCCGGCCGATGTCGGCGGCTCCTATGGCGAGTTCCTGCGCACGCAGTTCCGCGCGGTAGCCGCGGCACTTGGCATCACCTACGAGCAGCTGACCGGGGACCTGACCGGCGTGAACTACTCGTCCATCCGCGCGGGGCTGCTGGAGTTCCGCCGCCGCTGCGAGATGGTGCAGCACAGCGTGCTGGTGCACCAGATGTGCCGCCCGGTGTGGGCTGCCTGGATGAAGCAGGCGGTGCTCTCCGGCGCTTTGGTCGCCCCCGGCTTCGCGCGTGGCGGGGCCGCCCGTCGTCGCCAGTACCTGCAGGTGAAGTGGATCCCGCAGGGCTGGCAGTGGGTTGACCCCGAGAAGGAGTTCAAGGCGATGCTGCTGGCCATCCGCGCCGGCCTGATGAGCCGCTCGGAAGCGATTTCCACCTTCGGCTACGACGCCGAGGACATCGACCGCGAGATTGCCGCCGACAACGCCCGTGCCGACGAGCTCGGGCTGATCTTCGATTCCGATCCGCGCCATACCGCCAAGGATGGTGCTGCCGCCGTGTCCCGCGCGGACGCCAATGCAGGCGAGCCCGTCGCCGCCTGAAGGATTTCCATGACCCTGTTGCCTCATCTGGCGACACGCCTCTTTGGCGTGCCGCTGGCGATTGATCGCCCCAAACTTGACGTGATCCTGTCGGTGCTCGGCCCACGCGTGGGCCTGGCCGGACTGGCGCCGCCGGTCGACTACACGCCGCCCGAACGGAATCCGGTCCGTGGCCATGCCCAGATCGCCGTGATCCCGATCCACGGCACGCTGGTGCGGCGCACCGTGGGCCTGGAGGCCGAGTCGGGGCTGGCCAGCTACACCGCGATCGGTGAACAGCTGGACGCGGCCTTGGCCGACCCCAGCATCACCGCCATCCTGCTCGATGTCGACAGCCCCGGCGGCGAGTCGGGCGGCGTCTTCGATCTCGCTGATCGCATTCGTGCCGCCGCTGCTGTGAAGCCCGTCTGGGCGGCGGCCAACGACATGGCGTTCTCGGCCGCCTATGCGCTCGCCTGCGCCGCATCGCGGGTCTTTGTGTCCCGCACCGGCGGGGTCGGCTCGATTGGTGTCATCGCCATGCACGTCGACCAGTCGGTCAAGGACGCTCGCGACGGCGTTTGCTACACGGCGGTGTTTGCCGGCGCCCGCAAGAACGACCTCAACCCACACGAGCCGATTACCGACGAAGCACAAGCGCAGCTGCAAGCCGAGGTGAGCCGCATCTACGGCCTGTTTGTCGCGACCGTGGCCCGGTATCGCGGCATCACGGCCGACACGGTGAGCGCCACCGAAGCGGGGCTGTACTTCGGGCAGGACGCTGTCGCCGCCGGTCTGGCGGATGCCGTCGGCACGTTCGAGGACGCGCTCGCCCAGCTCACTGCATCGCTTTCTGTTCCTGCGCCGGTCGCATCCGCGCGCACTCCCTCTCTCAACCCCCAAATGGATTGCTCCATGATCACTCAACCTGATCCCGCTGCTGTCAGCGTGCCGGCTGCGGACGCTATCGGTGCCACTGCCCAACCCGCGGTGGTTGCATCGCCACCCGCAGCGCAGGCAGCCCCCGTCGCCAGCCACACCGACGCCGTGGAGATCGCCCAGTTGTGCGCGCTGGCCGGGCGCACCGATCTGATCGCCGGTTTCCTCGAAGCGCGCACCACGCCCGAACGCGTGCGCAGCCAACTGCTCGCCGCGCGCGCTGACGCATCGCCCGAGATCGCCAGCCGTATCGATCCGCACGCGCAGGCGCTCCCTGCCGATGCCAGCCACCCGGCCTCTCCCCGTAACCCGTTGCTCCAGGCCGTCAAGAAGCGCCTGGGCATCCAGTAACCGAAACCCATGCCTGTTCTTCAAGAACCACTGAACCTGGGCGACCTCCTCAAGTACGAGGCGCCCAATCTGTACTCGCGCGAGCGCGTCACCGTGGCCGCCGGCCAGAGCCTGGCGCTCGGCACCGTGCTCGGCATGGTGACCGCCACGGGCAAGGTCAAGCAGCTCGACCCGTCCGCCACCGATGGCAGCCAGTACGCCGCCGGTGTGCTGATGCAGGCGTGCGACGCCCACCTGGCCGATCGTGACGACGGCCTGATGGTCGCGCGCCACGCCATCGTCGCGTCCCACGCGCTGCAATGGCCCGCCGGCATCGCCGCCGTCGAGCAGCACGCCGCGATCTCTCAACTCAAGGCACTGGGCGTCCTGGTGCGCGTCGGAGCCTGATCGACCATGCAGAACCCATTCACCAATCCCGCTTTCGAGATGGCGTCGATGACGGCGGCCATCAACCTGATCCCGAACCGGTACGGCAAGCTGGAGGCGATGAACCTCTTTGCGCCCAAGCCGGTGCGCACGCGCCAGATCATCGTGGAGCAGCGCGAAGGCGTGCTGACGCTGCTGCCGACGCTGCCGCCAGGTTCGCCCGGCACGGTCGGCACGCGAGGCCGGCGCAACGTGCGCTCGTTCGTCATCCCCCACATCCCGCACGACGACGTGGTGCTGCCCGAAGCGGTCCAGGGCCTGCGCGGCTTCGGCTCGGAGACCGAACTGGAATCGGTGTCGAACGTGATGGCCGAGCGTCTGGAGACGATGCGCAACAAGCACGCCATCACGCTGGAACACTTGAGGATGGGCGCGCTCAAGGGCGAGATCCTCGACGCCGATGGCTCGACCCTCTACAACCTGTTCGAGGAGTTCCGCATCCAGCAGAAGGTGCTGAACTTCGAGTTGGGCGTCGACAAGACCGAGGTCCGGAACAAATGCACGGACGTGCTCGGCATGATCGAGGACTCCCTGCTCGGCGAAGTCACGACCGGCGCGCACTGCCTGTGCTCGACCGATTTCTTCAAGGCGCTGATCAGCCACAAAAGCGTCAAGGAGGCTTATTCGCGCTGGCGTGAAGGGATCATGCTGATCAACGACGTGCGTGCCGGCTTCGAGTTCGGCGGCATCACCTTCGAGGAGTACCGGGGCAAGGCGTCCGACGCGGACGGCAAGGTGCGCAGCTTCATCGAACCAGGCGAGGCCCACGTCTTCCCGGTGGGCACCATCGACACCTTCAGCACGTACTTCGCGCCGGCCGACTTCAACGAGACGGTCAACACGCTGGGCCAGCCGCTGTACGCCAAGCAGGAGCCACGCCAGTTCGGCCGGGGCACCGATGTGCACACCCAGTCCAACCCGCTGCCGATGTGTCTGCGTCCGGGCGTGCTGGTCAAGCTGACGATGGGGTGACCATGGACATCGTGACAACCCTCTACGAAGCCGCCGCCAACGCCGGTCTCCTGAAGGAGTGCATCTGGCGATCGTCCGATGGCAGCCCGCCCCGCACCAACATGGTCGGCTTCGCCGCCCCGGACGAGACGCTGCTCGATGGCCTGACAGTCAGCACCGAGTACGTGATGTCCTATCCCGCCACGATCTTTGCGGGGCTGGGTCCCCGCGAGACGGTCGAGATCGCTGGTGGGGTCTTCCACGTGCGGGAGCTGCGCGCGGTCGGCGATGGCTCCGAGATCCGCGCCAAGCTCACCCGCTTGTAACCCCCATGGCAGTCAACTCCGTCCGTGAGCGGATCCTGCTCGCGGTGATGGCGGCCGTCCGTGCGCCGGTGCAGGCGGCGGGTGCCACGCTGCACCGGTCGCCCGCCGTCGCCATCGCGCGGGAGCAGTGTCCGGCGCTGGTGGTGTCTCCGGAGAGCGATGCGATCGTCAGCCGGGCCAACGATCGGGTCACGCGCGAGCTGACCGTGCGGGTGACGGCGCTGGCCCGTGCCGTGCCGCCCGCCGCGCCAGAGACGGCAGCCGATGCGTTGCTGACTGCCGCCCACGCTGCGCTGATGGCTGATGTGAATTGCAATGGCCTGGCGCTCGGCATCCACGAGCTGGACTGCGAGTGGGACGTCGAGGACGCCGACGCTGTGGCGGCGGCGATTCCCGCCCGCTACCGCATCACCTACCGGACCCTGGCCGCCGATCTGGCGACGCCTGCCTGAAGCCGCCGATCCAGGCGGCAACCTGCACTTCGAGAGCCCCGTCCGGGCCGCTCTCACCCCCGTACCCATTTCTGCGTAACGCAAGGAAGTTCCCCCAATCATGAGTACCTACGCCTCCTTCCAGGGGCGCGTCTTCCTCGGCAAGCGCGATGCCGCGGGCGTGCCCTACGAGGTTCGCTCGCCCGGCAACGTGGCCGAGCTGAAGCTGTCCCTCAAGACCGACGTGCTGGAGCACTACGAGAGCCAGTCCGGCCAGCGCACGCTGGACCACCGGATGGTCAAGCAGAAGTCGGCCACCCTGAATCTCACCATCGAGGAGTTCACCAAAGACAACCTCGCCCTGGCCCTGTACGGCAACCACGTCACCGGCGATGGTGGCGCGGTCAACGACGAGCCGGTCGGCGGTGCGGAGCCGCTAGTGGGCGACCGCTACTTCCTGGCCCACCCGAAGGTGTCGAAGCTGGTGATCAAGGACAGTGCAGCCAAGCCGGCGACGCTGGCGATCGGTGTCGACTACACCGGCGACCTGGACTTCGGTTCGATCCAGTTCCTGCGCCTGGATGATGGCGGCTCGCCACCGGCGCCCTACGTGAAGCCGTTCAAGGCGAGCTACGCCTATGGCGTCGCCACCGAGATCGGCATCTTTACCCAGCCGTTGCCCGAACGGTACCTGCGCCTGGAGGGTCTGAACACCGCCCAGGGTAATGCCAAGGTGCTGGTCGAGCTGTACCGGGTCGCCTTCGATCCGCTCAAGGAGCTGTCTCTCATCTCGGACGAGTACAACAAGTTCGAGATGGAGGGCTCGCTGCTGGCGGATCCGGCCAAGCCGTTCGACGCGGTCCTTGGCCAATTTGGCAGGATCGTGCAACTGTGAGGGCGGCCATGGACGATCTGGACAAGCTGATCCCGCAGCCGGCCGAACTTGCCGTGGGCGGCGAGACGCTCGCCATCCAGCCGCTCAAGGTTGGCCGGCTGCCGGCCTTCCTGCGCGCGATCTCGCCGACGCTGCAGCAGCTCAAGGCGCCGCAGATCGACTGGCTCGGGCTCTTCATCGAGCACGGCGACGATCTGCTGCAGGCCGTCACCATCGCGGCGGACAAGCCGCGCGCGTGGGTCGATGCGCTGGCGGCCGACGAGGCGATCCTGCTGGCGGCCAAGGTGGTCGAGGTGAACGCCGATTTTTTTACCCGGACGGTGCTGCCGAGGCTCGACGGCCTGTTCGCGCACGTGACGCGGGCGGTGGCGTCTGGTTCAGTGCCATCCAGCGCTTGATCGACCACGGCCACCGGCTGCCCGACATTCTCGGCTACACCCTGACCCAGGTGCGCGGCTTCTTGGATGCCGTCGTGCGTGCGGAGGCAGCGCGCGACGCCCGGCTGCTGTCGATGATCGCCATCGGCACGCGGGGCGACGCGCGCAACCTCGAGCGCACGCTTGACCAGCTCAACGACAAGGCGAACAGCCATGCGCATTTCCGTTCGAATCGATAGCGCTGCGGCGCAGGCCCAGCTACGCCGTTGGGCTGGGGACTTCCGACCGAAGGTGAAGAAGGTGGTCGCACAAGCCATGGCCAGCGAGGCGGCGGAGCTCAAGCAGGACATGCGCGATCACGTCGCCGGGCAGATGCGGGTGGTCAAGAAGTCCTTCCTCAAGGGCTTCACGGCCAAGGTGCTGGACCGGGACCCGAAGCGCCTGCCGGCGCTCTATGCGGGCTCGCGGGTGCCGTGGTCAGCCATCCACGAGCGGGGTGGTGTGGTCGCCGGCCGGCTGCTGATTCCGCTTTACGGGCGGGTGGGCAGGAAGCGCTTCAAGGCGCAGATCGCCGAGCTGATGCGGGGCGGTAACGCCTACTTCGTGAAGAACGACCGGGGGAATGTGGTGCTGATGGCCGAGAACATCGGGGAGCACGACCGGCCGCTGGCCGGCTTCAAGCGCCGCTACCGCAAGGCCGAGGGCGTCAAGCGCATCAAGCGTGGCGCCGACGTTCCGATTGCGGTGCTGGTGCCGCGTGTCGTACTCAGGAAGCGGCTCGACATCGAGCAGGTGGTGGCGCGGCGCATTCCGCGCCTGGCCGCTGCCATCGAGGCGCGTGTCCGGCAGTTGGGCTGACCGGCGTGCGCCTCGTGGCGGCAGGCAACCCTTGCCGGTGAATCAGGCGATCAGGTATTTGTCGCGGTTCTTGCCGATCCAGGCCGGGGCGCGGCCACGGCCGGTCCACGTGGCGCCAGTCTTGGGGTCGCGGTATTTGGGGACCGGTACCGCCTTCGGACCGCGCTTGCCACCTCGCTTCGGTGCCAGGCCGATGTCCTCGGCGGTCAGTCCGTAGTCCTGCACGACTTGTCGGACCTGCGCGGTGATCTCGGCCAGCTCTTTCTGGCGGGCGGCTTCGAGTTGTTCTTCGAGCTTGTTCTTTTGAGCAAGCAGGTCTTTGTAGGTTGCCATGTGGTTTCTTCCGGAAAGATCGTTCTTGTGGAAATAACCGGGCCAGCGCTCATGCCTCATATGCAAAAAAGCACGATCAGTCGTGTGGACCCGGACACCGGAATTCTAATGCCACTTTGGCAAATCCGAAGCTGGTTTGTGAGTTGTTGTCGATTTTTTAAAATCGCCGACCGCCCAGCGTGATTTCAGTTGGTATCCAATAGGGAATCCTGCAGCAGTTTTGCCATACGCATTACAACAGGCGGCGGCGCTGAATTCATATAGGAAGCGGCTCGGTTAAGCAGCGCAATCCGCTTTTGCTCGACGGAGTTGCTGAACGTGATCTCCTTCGTTTCTCCGCTCGTCACGCGGCCTTCGGAATCAGCGCGGTTGCGCACCTTGCGTTTGACGAGATGGCGGGTTGTTCGCTCGCCCAAGGTTTCATTGCGCTTATTAAGGATAGTGTTCAAAACTCCCGCAAGCGCGGGCAGTCGAAGGAAGGTTCGCAACGCTGGATGAACCCATGAAACAAAGCGACCTTGGCCTGGACCTGAGCAACCGACGCACGCGCAAGCAGGTATTTCTGGATGAGATGGAACGTGTGGTGCCGTGGCAGGCGTTTTTGGCGTTGATAGCGCCGCATGCGCCGGTCAAGGCGACGGGTCGGAAGCCGTTTCCAGTCGAAACGATGCTGCGCATCCACTTTCTGCAGCAATGGTTCGGGCTGACGGACGTGGCGATGGAAGAGGCGCTGTACGACGTGCCGTTGTATCGGCAATTCGCGGGGCTGGGAGGCATAAGCCGACTGCCGGACCGGGTCAGCATTCTGCGCTTTCGGCACTTGCTGGAGCGACACCAACTGGCCGAGCAATTTCTGCAGACGGTCAACGCGCAACTCAGTGCGAAGGGCTACCTGCTCAAAGAGGGCACGGTGGTCGACGCCTCGCTGATTGCCGCGCCCAGCTCGACCAAGAATGGCAGCGGCAAGCGCGACCCCGAGATGCACCAGACCAAGAAAGGTAACCAGTGGCATTTCGGAATGAAAGCGCACATTGGCGTGGATGCGGACTCGGGGCTGGTGCATACCGTGCTGGGCACGGCCGCCAACGTCAACGACGTGACGCAAGCGCATGCGTTGGTGCACGGTAAGGAGGCCGACGTATTCGGCGATGCCGGCTACCAGGGCATCGACAAGCGCGAAGAGGTGCAGAAGTTGAAGGTGCGTTGGCATGTGGCATTGCGACCGAGCAAACGCCGCGCCTTGGACAAGAACACCGTGTCGGGTGCGCTCGTCGATGAGTTGGAGCGGGTCAAGGCGCGCATTCGTGCTCGCGTAGAACATCCGTTCCGGGTCATCAAGCGCCAGTTCGGGCATTTGAAGGTGCGCTATCGAGGCTTGGTGAAGAACACGCAGCAGTTACATACGTTGTTTGCCCTGAGCAATCTATGGATGATGCGCGGACGACTGATGCGTGAGGCCCGCGCATGAAGGAACACCGCCCGAGCGGGCGGGAATCGGCCTCTCCATGCTGCGCGTAGCGTTCCGTTCGCGTCAGGCTTCGCATCGTCTGTTACGCATCCGCTCCGCTTCGATGACTCAGTTCGACGGAATGAGTTCTGAACACCATCCTTAACAGGTACGGTTGACTGCTCGGGATGGTTTTCGAGATACCGAGAGACAGAGCTTGCGGCTTGACCATGTTTCATCATACGGGCGTCGACCAGTGGCGCACCATCAAGCACAAGGGTAGCGCCAAGTTCCTCCGTCTGTTGGGCGCGGGACACGTGGTGTGAGGGATCGCCACCATTTCTCAGCGTCTCGTGGAATGCGGCAAACGCGTCGTCCTTGTCATGCATCTTGAGTGCAAGTGACAGGGAGAGTATCCGGCAATCGAAGAAGGACTTCTGAATGTCGACCGGGATGAACGCGCATTTCGCATGCTCTCCGAATTCCATATTCACGTTGTCGGCGTAATCTACGTACGCGTTTTCATCTTTTTCCTTTCGGAGGGGATCGACAACGATCACGCTCGTACCAGAGGCGTCCTTGCGAATATCTGCGGCTCTGGTGTGAGAACCGTCGTCGATAACCGCGCGGTACCGTCCAGGTCGGGCCGACGCAACGAACTCAGCGATGTGTCGCGACCCCGCCATTGGAGGTTGGGTGCGCACCTCCTCGTCTTCGGCCATATCCATATGCAGGGGCACGAGATTGAGTCCCGGATTGCGAGCGTTTTCGGCAACGATCAGCAGCGGCATGATCGCCCGGTCCACGTCCAGAACGCGGAATTGGGCCAACTCTGGATCCATGTTCTGTGCGCTCAGAGCTTGCAGTTTTCCCAGGGCGCCGCTGAGGAATCCCGTGACCTGTGTCCGCAACCGGTCCACGGTTGCTTGCTGGCCAGCCGATGTATGCGTGGGCTGGGGCCTTGCGGCTGTTGCGGGACCAGCACTCCGTGACGAGCTGGCCACCTGGGCCGCAGATGCGGTGGAAGTTCGATCAGCAGGCGATGCCGTGGTGTGCCCGGTCTCGTACCACGTGCGCCCCGGCAAAGGATGATCCACACCCATCCGTTCGAGCGTCGGCCGATTGTCTAGGAGTGGCACATGTTCAGAAGTAGCCGGGGATGGCGGCAGCGAAGTCATGCCAGCTCGGCGGAACATGGTTTGCGCGGAGTCTTCTGGAGAGTCTTGCCGCTGTCTGCGCGCAGGAGGGCTGCCCGGTGCATCATCCGGTGCCCTGCGGCGGCGGCCCAATGGGGTTGTGTCCGCATTCGTCTGCGAGGGGCGCGCGCTAGTGTTGTCTGCCGAATTGGCGGGTACGCCTGCGTTTGCGCTACTGACCTTCATATCGTCTCGAATCGTCGTAGGTATGCGCTACGTTTTGCCGCGCACTAGCACAGGGAGAGCCAAGCAATGCAGCTCCCCATTTCTGCGGGCAGCTTAGGTGAGATCGGGCAACGGCTTTGTGCCGGGCGCGAAGGTTTCGCATTCGGCCCGAAATAGGGATGTCACAACGTATCTCAATCCCGTTGCCCTGAAGAGTGCTGCTAACGGGCTTAGCCGGCCATTTGCCGTGCAAAGACGTTGAACATTGACAAACGAGGCCGCCCGCAAATAACTGACATGCGGGCACGTCCGCAGTCACCAAGTCGGATGCGCAGTGGGCCACTGCTTCCCGCGTCTGACCACACATCACGAGGCCACGCCTCGCCCATTGGCGTGCGGTAGTCACCGCCGCCGCAAGCGCGCTCGCGTCCCAGACCGCACCCATTGACCTGCCGCTGTACTGAAGCACCGCGCTGCGGGCTGGTGCCTGCACGACTGACCTTTTCAGAGGCCAGACCATGAAAACAACCATTACGACCACCCTCGACACGGACAACTACGACCTGCTGGCTGGCCTGGCCGAGCCCACAGCCTGTTCTTCCGCCTATGGCCTTTGTGAGTAGCAGGGACATGGGCGCCTATTACAACGAGATCGATCCGTATGCAGCCGCATGGCTGCGCAACCTGATCGCCGCCGGCCACATCGTGCCGGGCGATGTTGACGAAAGAGACATTCAAGATGTGCGACCCGAAGACCTACGGGGCTACAAGCAGCACCACTTCTTCGCCGGTGTCGGCGTCTGGTCCTTGGCACTGCGCCGCGCAGGCTGGCCAGATGACCGGTCCGTCTGGACCGGCTCCTGTCCGTGCCAGCCTTTCTCCCAGGCAGGCAAAGGACTCGCGTTTGCTGACGAGCGGCACTTGTGGCCAGCCTGGTACCACCTCATCAGCGAGTGCCGACCTGCAGTTGTTCTTGGAGAGCAGGTTGCGAGCAACAACGCGGACACTTGGATCGACCTTGTACAAGATGACATGGAGGCCGTGGGTCACGCCTTCGGGGCGGTCCCGTTTCCGGCTGCGGGCGTCGGTGCCCCGCACATCCGGGACCGGCTCTACTGGGTGGCCTACACCGACGGCTTGCGAAGCCGGCGGTACTCCCGAGCAGTTCGTCGCGCGAAAGCTGAGATCAATCGCGAAGGGAGCGAAGATGGGGGCAAGCCTGACGGATTTGAGCTTGGTCGCACAAATGGCAGGCTGGCCTACTCCCTGCCAGCAGGACGGACCGAAGGGCGGCCCGTCGCAGGGCACCGACCGCCTTCCGGGCTGTGCGTCGTTGGCGGGCTGGCCGACACCAATGGCGGGTACACCGGCGCAGAACGGCAACAACGCTGCGGGCAACAACGACAGCAGCCGGAAGACGGCGGCATTGGTCTCGGGCTGGGCCACGCCGAACGCGAGGGACTGGCACTCGGCCAGCGGCTCGCCCGAGTTCCTGGCGCAGCGAGCGGAACAGACCCGCGGCAAGCCGCTGAGCGAGCAGGCATTCACGTTGCTTCCGGGCCCGGCCCGACAAACGGCCTGTGGCGAGATGCTGACTGGCTCCTGTGCCGGGATGGACGCTGGCGGCCAGTTGAACCCGGCGCATTCCCGCTGGCTCATGGGGCTCCCGCCCGAGTGGGACGCCTGCGCGCCTTTGGTAACGCGATCAACGCAGAAGCGGCGCGTGCCTTCATCGCACACGTGATGGAGTGGCTGTAATCCCCGCCGCTTCGGCCGCTCGCTGCGGTGTTCAATATCGTTTCCAGTAAGAGAAAAAATCGTAGGTGGCAAACCAACGCATCTCCATCCTCGTCGCGCTCGATGGCGCCGACGAGGGGCTCAAACGCGCCATCACCTCTGCCGAGCGCAGCCTCGGTGAATTGGCCGCATCAGCCAAGACCGCAGGCGACAGGGCCGCAGTGGGCATCGCCCAGGTCAAGGCTGGCGTGTCCGTCGTCAGCGAGCAGGTCGCCGCAGCGAGAACGCAGCTGCTCGCCTTCCTCTCGATCAACTGGGTCGCCGGCAAGGTACAGGAGGCCGTTCAGGTCGCCGACGCCTGGAACATGATGGCTGCGCGCCTGAAGCTGGCGACGGCCGGCCAGCGCGAGTTCACGACCGCGCAGACGGCACTGTTCGACATCGCCCAGCGCATCGGCGTGCCGATTCAGGAGACGGCCACGCTGTACGGCAAGCTCCAGCAAGCGGTGCGCATGCTCGGCGGCGAGCAGAAGGAGGCGCTCACCATCACCGAGAGCATCTCGCAGGCGCTGCGCATCTCCGGGGCGTCCGCCAACGAGACGCAATCGGCCCTGCTGCAGTTCGGCCAGGCCCTGGCGGCGGGCGTGCTGCGCGGCGAGGAGTTCAACTCGGTGGTCGAGAACAGCCCCCGGCTCGCGCAGGCCCTGGCCGATGGCCTGAACGTCCCGATCGGCCGGCTGCGCAAGATGGCGGAGGAGGGCAGGCTGACCGCCGACGTGGTGGTCAACGCGCTGCTGTCCCAGAAAGACAAGCTCGCCACCGAATACGCCCAGCTGCCAGCGACGGTCAGTCAGGCGTTCGAGCGGCTGCGCAATGCCTTCGGGCAGTACATCAACCGGATCGACCAGGCCACCGGCTTCACCGCCAAGCTGTCCGAGGTCCTGACGTGGCTGGCGCAGAACCTCGACACGGTGATGCGCTGGCTCACGCGCCTCGCCGAGGTCGGCCTCGCTGTGCTCGTCTACCGGCTGCTCCCAGCCCTGATCACCGCGTGGCAGACCGCAGGCGCCGCCGCCATCACGGCAGCGAGCGCCACCTCCGCCGCCTGGGCCACTGCCAACCTGCAGGTGTCGGCCGCCATTGCGAGCGTGGGCGTACTCCGGACCGGCTTCGCCACCCTGGGCGCGTTCCTCGTCGGCTGGGAGATCGGCACGTGGCTGTCGGAGAAGTTCGAGACCGTGCGCCGCGCCGGCATCTTGATGGTCGAGGTGCTGATCCGCTCCGTCGAGGAGTTGCAGTTTCACTGGGAGGTGTTCGCTGCGATCTTCACCTCCGACACCATCGCTGAGGCGACCCAGCGGCACCAGGCACGGCTGGGCGACATGAACCGGATCTTCGCGCAGATGGTCGCCGATGCCGGCCGGGGGACGGATGCGGCCAAGGGCGCCATGAACGCGGCAGCCGGTGCCGCCGAGGAGATCGCCAAGCGTCTGGAGGCGGTGCGCCAGGGCACGCAGGAGGCGGTCGGCCGCGGCGCCGAGGCTGTCCACACGGCCCTGGAGAAACTCAAATCCCGGATCGGCGAGGTCGAGCAGGCGGTCTCCAAGGCGAGCGCCACGGTGAACGACGCCACCGCCAGGATGGCCGAGGCGTACAAGGGACTCGGCTCCATGGTCGAAGCAAACCTGCAGCGCCAGGTCGAGGCGGTCAAGGCGCGCTACCAGCAGGAGCAGGCGGCGCTGGAGCGCTCGGGGCAGGCGCAGGCGGTGCAGATCGCCAAGTCGACCCAACTGCTGGTCGGAGCCCTCACGCAGCAGACGGCGTTGCGCCAGCAGGCCGCGACCGATGCGTTGAAGCTGATCGATGACGAGTCGCGCGCCCGCGTCAACGCCGCCGCGCGTGACGGCAAGACCGAGGCCGAGCGTGCGGCCAACGTGCAGCGGGTCGAGAACGAGATCCTGGCCACGCGCCGGCAGACCCTGACCCAGGCGGCCGCAGAATACCGCCAGCACATCGATGCGCTCAACGCCGAGGCCAACCGGCATCTGGCCGAGGTCCGGCACATCGAGGACGAGAAGCGCCAGCTGTCGATGTCGACCGAGGAGCGCATCCGCGACATCCGCCGCACGGGGCTATCGGACTACGAGGCCCAGGAGGACCGCAAACGCCAGATCGCGGAATACCAAGCCAGTGCGCGTGCAGCCTTGGCCGACGGCGAATTCGACCAGGCCCGCCAGCGCGCCAGCAAGGCCATGGACCTGGCTGCCCAGGTAGCGAGTACGCAATCGAGCGAAGCCAAGCGCGCGGAGGATGCGCGCCGGCAATCCGAGCAGGCTGTCTCGCAGGTGGTCCAACTGGAAGCCCAGGCCAGGGAAGCGACCGGCCGCCGGGAATATGCACAGGCCGAAGCCCTGACGCGGCAGGCGGACGAGCTACGCGCCCGATCGGCACAGCAGGCGGCGAATGCCGACGCCCAGGCCGTGCAGGGCAAGGCCGCCGTCAATGAAGCCATCGGCCGCATCCGGGATTCCGAGACCATCCTCAACCAGACGCTCGATGCGGAGGCCCAGGCGCACCAGCGCGCCGCGCAGTCGGCGGTGTCGGCCCGCCAGGGCATCCAGCAGACGCTGGCGCAGACCGACAGCCAGATCGCCCAGCTGACGGCCAAACTGCAGCAGGGGCTCAAGGTCACCGTTGATGCGGACACCCAGCGCTTCGACAAGGCCATCGCCGACCTCGACAAAGCCCTGGCCGAGCGCGAGCGGCTGGTGGTCATCAAGGCCGATCTGGAGCAGGCCGAGAAAACGTTGCAGGACTACGAGCAGCGCCTGAAGGAAGGCAGGACCTTGCCGGTCGATGCCGACGTGTCCAAGGCCACTGCGGCGTTGGACAGGCTCAACGCTTATGCCAAGGAAACCTCGCAGCTCGAATTGAAGGTTGCCACCGAGAAGGCACAAGCCGCGATTTCCAACGTCAGAAACCAGATCGCGGCCCTGGACCGCATCCAGACCGAGTCAAGCCACCTCGTGGCCAGCAATGTCAACGCCGTGCGCGCCGAGGTCCAGAGCCTGAACGGCATGAACACGTCATCCACCCACACGATTGCCGTGCGCCGGGTAGAGGCGAACGCCTCGGGTGGGGTGCTCGGTGGTGGCGTGCGGCAGTTTGCGGAGGGGGGACCGGTTGCGCCCGCCTTCCCGCGCATGACCGGCGGTTCGGTGCCGGGCACGGGCGACCAGGACACGGTGCCGCGCACGCTGGACGCCGGGGCCTTCGTGATCCGCAAGGCGGCGGTGCGCAAGTACGGCGCCGGAACGCTCGCGCAGCTCGCCAACGGCGTGGCCCGCTTCGCCACCGGCGGGGCGGTGCTGTTCGGGGGACGTGGCGGCGGCCAGCCGGGCGGCGCCAAGCGCAACCGCGACGTGGTCGAGGCCCGCAAGATGATCGATCTGGGCCTGCAGGGCATGGGCGACTACGCCTCCTGGGCGCAGCACCAGGGCGGCGCATGGGTCAGTTCGGACATGCGCTCGCGCACGATGACGAACTACGGCCGGCAGGCCGAGCGCGACCGGCAGGCGCTCGATGCGCTGGCCGAGCGCAAGCAACTGACTGCCGCCGAGCGGCAGACGCTGGAGCGGATCAAGACGACCTGGCGCCAGGCCATGGCCCAGCCGATGCTGTGGGGCCGGGATCTGGAGCGCGACCTGCTCGACTACATGGAGCAGCACCAGGGCGAGTTCTACCGGGATGGCGGCGTGTCGCTGTCCGACACCGTGCCCGCGATGCTGACGCCCGGCGAGTACGTGGTGAACCGGCAGGCGGTGGAGCGCCACGGCGTGGCGTTCTTCGATGCCATCAACAACCTGGCGCTGCCGGCCCGCGCGCTGGCGAACACCGTCCGGGGCTACGCCACCGGCGGGCTCGTGCAGCCGCTGGCGGGCATGGCGGCCAGGGCGTCGCAAGCGGTGTCGGGCGCCTGGAAGGGTGCCGACCCGGCTGCGGCGCTGTCGCAGGTGCTGGCCACGTCCATGCGTATGCCGGCACCCGCCTACGCGGCAGAGGTCACGCCCGCCCGCACCATCCGTGTGGAACTGGCCTCCGGTGGCCGGACGGTCGCCGCCACCATCGACGCCCGCGACGAAGCGCGGTTGCTCGAACTCCTCAAAGAAGCCCAATCCAGGGCGCTGTAACTCCGATGCAATTGAAGAACCTGGCGGACAGCGCGGTCCTCGCGCTGCCCGATGACCTGCTCTGGGCGGACGAACACGCCTGGACGCCCGCCGTGGCGGCGGTGTCGTACCTGCTGACCGGCGCGCTGCTGGTCGAGTCGGCGGCCCGCCAGAAGGGGCGCCCCATCACGCTGGTGGGCGCCGCCGACATGGCCTGGGTGACCCGCGCGACGGTGAACACGCTGTACGCGTGGGCGGCGACGCCGAGCCGCCAATTCGAACTGACCCTCACGGATGGCCGCGCCTTCACCGTGGCCTTCCGGCATCACGAAACTGCCATCGAGGCCGAGCCGGTGACCGGTTTCCCGGCCCGGCGCGACGCCGATTTCTACCGATTGACCCTCCGTCTGATGGAGATCTGAATGCCGATTCTTTCCGGCGATGTAAAGCTGCTGGCCGCCGAGCGCCTGCTCGACACCCCCGACGGCGGCGGTCGCATGACCGGCCACGTCGTGGTCGACGGCCAGTCCAACAACCTGTTTCCCGACATCTCCGAGCTCGACCGCACCTACGGGCGCGTGTCGCTGCGCAAGTCCTTTGTCGGGGTGCTGACCGATTCGACCGATTCCTACTACGGCGCCCACGCGATCCTCGCCGAGGCGCCGACCGATCCGCGCGTGTCGGTCACGCTCTTCACCACCAAGTCATGGACCGATCGGCGCGATGCCGCCAAGGACCGCGTCGAGCTGTATCTCGCCCGCGGCGTCAAATGGCCCGGCCAACTGCTGGAACGGCAGCTCACCGGCCAGCGCGCCATCACGCTGCTGTTGAAGCCGTCTGATTCGCTGCCACGCGTCGGGCAGGCGCTGGTGCTGGTGCAGGACGAGGCCAAGCCGACCGAGACCGAGCAGTACGTGCGGGTCACGCGCATCACCACGACCGAGCGCGAGTTCACCGTCAGCGAGGGCGGCGGCACCGTCAAGTTCTCCGCCATCGTGGCGACCTGCGAGATCTCCGATCCGCTGCGCTACGACTTCGAGGGGCCTGCACCGTCCAATCGCGATGACGTCTTGGCCAAGGCCGTGGTGCGCGACACGATCGTCGCCAACGCCGCTGTCTACTACGGCATCGCTCCCACCGTGGCCGAGGCGAGGGTGGGGGACCTGCGCGTGCAGGTGCCGGGCCTGTTCGGGCAACTGGTGCCGTCCGCCAGTCGGAGACGCCGCTGGTGGACCTGAACGCCGCCGGCCAGGCAGTGCCGCTGCTGGAGAGCGGCAGCGGCGTGCTGACCTACACCGCCAACGGTCAGGTCGCCAGCGGCCGCAACCTGTACCTGGGCAACCCGCTGGTGCCGGGCAGTCTGCGCATTACCGGTGGCGGCTACACGTTCACCGATGCGGCGGGCCAGTTGAAATCAGGCACGAGCACCATCGGCACGGTCGACTACGCCCGAGGGCTGGCGGCCTTCAAGGACGGCACCCCAGGATATGGCGGCGACTTCCAGGTCAGCTTCCGGCCCGCCGGTGCCCCACGCGCGTGGCGGATACCGCCGCGATCGGCATCGCCCAGGAGAACCGCGGCTACGCGTACACCATCACCCTGTCGCCGCCGCCCAAGCCGGGGGCGCTGATCGTCTCCTACATGGCGCAGGGCAAGTGGTACGACCTGCGTGACCAGGGCGATGGAGCGATCCGGGGCACCGATTCGTCCTTCGGGGCGGGGACGCTGGACTATGTGACCGGCTCGGTGATCCTGACGACCGGCGCACTACCGGACGCCAATACGGCCATCCTCTTTGCCTGGGGGAGTGCGGCCAGCTACTTCAACCGGGTCGCGGCGCCGGTAGAGCCCCCACCGTGCGCCACACCGTGGCACATCCAGGCATCGCGCCGGGCACCTTGCGTATCACGTGGCCCGACGGTGCGCGCCAGCGCGTGGCCACCGACGACGGGCACGGGGTGATCACGGGCGACGGCTCCGGCACCGTGCGCTATGCGCGCGGCGAGCTGGTCTTCCGGCCCGCCGTGCTGCCCGCCGGGGGTGCGGAGCTGACCATCGACTACGAGTGGGGCCACCGCAGGAAGCGAACTTCGCGCACCCGCTGCGCAACGCCGATGGCACCGTCACGGTCCGGCTGCCGCAGACGGACATCAGCCCGAACACGGTCGAGCTCGAGTTCAACCTGCTGATCGAGAACTACCAGTCGATCTCGGGCACGCCCGCCGAGATGCAGGTGGTGCAGCGTGTCGACCCGATCAAGATCGCCCGCGACACTGGCGGCGGCGCGTTTGATGCCGCTGTGGTCGGCCGGATCGACTACGCCAGCGGCAGCATTACCTTCCGGCCCGACACGACAGTCAACATCCCGTTCGCGCGCTACAGCGTGCAGCAGCTGGGCTGGACGGTGGAGGGCAGCGAGCGACGTCCCGTTTATCGCAATACCTTCAGCCACTGGGAGTACAAGCCAGCCGGCGCGGCGATGCCCATCGATGACTCGGGCTACGTCAAGGTGAGGTACCGCGCGGCCGACGCGGCGAGCGCAGCGACCGAGTCGGTGACGCTCGCCCAGTTGGAGGTCGATCTGACCGACCACTACGCCGAAGCCATCGTGCCCGGCAGCCTCCGCTTCGGCCTGGGCGGCAAGGTCTACGTGGATCGCCTGGGGACCCTGGTGACCGACATCAACGCCAACACCGGGGCGGGCACCCAGGCCGGCACCATCGACTACGCCTCGGGCCGGGCGCTGCTCGCCGTCTGGCAGCCGGGCGCGGGCAACGTGGTGTCGATGCAGTCGCTGCTGACCGAACTGGGCGGCCAGCCGGTCGATGAGGTGGTCTTCCGCGTGCCGGCGGCGCCCGTGCGGCCGGGGAGCCTGCAGATCCGCGCCGTACCGCTCACCGGTGGTCAGATCACGGCCACCGCTAACGCGGATGGCACGATCGCGGCAGCGGGCATGCTCGGCACGGTGGACTACCAAACAGGCGTGGTGCGCGTGCGCTTCGGGCGCTTCGTGCCCGCCGCCGGCCGGGAGGGCGAAATCTGGTACAGCGCCGATGCCGTGCGCAACGGCCAGATTTTCCAGCCACTGCCAGTGCTGGCCGACACGCTGCGCTTCAACGCAGTGGCTTTCACGTACCTGCCGCTGTCGGCCGACGTGCTCGGGCTCGATCCGGTCCGCCTGCCGCTTGATGGGCGGGTGCCGATCTTCCGGCCGGGGACGTGGCTGTGGTGCACCACACCGCGACCACGCCGTTCCCCGACAACGCCCGCTCGGGCTCCCGGCTCGACGTGGGCCGCGTGCGCCTCGCAGCCCTGCGCGTGCTGGACGCCGAGGGGAAGCGCTTGCGGCCGATGCTTATGCCTCCGACCTCGATGCCGGCACGGTGACGTTGCGGGCTTCCCCTCCGGCATGGCTCTGCCGCTGGTGGCCGAACACCGCATCGAGGACATGGGCCTGATCTCGGATACCCAGATCAACGGCGTGCTGACACTCACCCGGCCGCTGACCCACGACTATCCGTGCGCGACTCGCGGGTGTCGTCGGCACTGATCATCGGCGACCTGCAGGCCCGCGCCCACACGCTGTTCGCGCAGCAAACGTGGACGGGCGAATGGAAGGACGTGCGCATCGGCGCCAACACCATCGCCCAGTACAACGAGACGGTGTACCCGGTCGAGGTCACCAATCGCGGAAGCATTGAAGAGCGTTGGGCGCTGATCTTTACCAACACCAACGAGTTCCGCGTGATCGGCGAGTCGGTCGGGCAGATCGCCGTGGGCAATACCGCCACGGATCTCGCGCCGATCAATCCCGAGACCCACGCACCGTATTTCACGCTGCGCGCGGGCGGCTGGGGGGCAGGGTGGGCCGCCGGCAACGTGCTGCGCTTCTCCACGGCCGCAGCCAACTTCCCCATCTGGATCGCGCGCACGACGCTGCAGGGGCCTGCCACGCAGGCGAACGACGCCTTCCAGATCCAGATTCGCGGCGACATCGATCGCTGACTTTTATCTCCATGACCATCAAGTATTTCCAGTCCAACCAGACCGGCGCGCCGCAACTGAGCGGCCAGCGCGGGACCCTGATCGCCGTGCTCAACGCCTGTTTGGGCAGCGGCTTCAACCTGCGCACGCTGACCGCAATCACCGCGACGGCACAGTGGCGACTGCCACGGCGGACGCCGGCCACGGCTTCCGCGAGGACGACATCGTGCTGATCGCGGGGGCCAACGAGGCGGCCTACAACGGCGAGCGTCGCATCCGCAATGTGACCACCAACGCGTTCCAGTTCGAGGTCGCGGCTGACGCGGCCGCGCGCGCCACCGGCATCCTGACCGCGAAGATCGCGCCGCTGGGGTGGGAGATGCCGTTCTCGGGCGAGGACCGCGCGGTCTACCGGTCGCGCGACGTGACCAGCAATCGATTGTTCCTGCGCATCGACGAGACGCCGCTCGCAGGCGACGGCAACTACGGCGCGGCCCGCGCACGGTGCTGGCGCAGATGTGGGAAGTGCTCAACGACGTCGACAACGGCACGGGCCGCGCCGAGACGATGTGGCGCAAGGCACAGAACGACAACGCGACGACGCGCCCCTGGGTGCTGGTGGGCGACAGCAAACGCTTCTGGCTGATGGTGAACTGGAGCGAGAGCTACCCGAACCGCTACGCGCCGTACTTCTTTGGCGACTACCCGTCCTTCAAGGCGGGCGATGCCTACGACACAATGGTCGCCGGCTACTACGACCTGAACATCAATTGGGCCGAACCTTCCAGCAACCTCGTCACGGACAACGTCTACTCGGTCGGAACGGGTGTCGGCAACACGGGCATCTGGCTGGCGCGCGGGTATTCGCAGCTGGGCGGTCGCATCAACGCACAGTGGGTCAGCGCCCCGGCGGGCGGGGGCAGCACGGGCCTCGGGCAACCGCTGTGCCGTATCCGAACCCGGCCGACAACGGCATCTACGTGATGCCGCTGATGATTCAGGAACAGACCGGCCGTCGCTGCGCGGCCGGCTGCCGGGCTTGCTGTGTCCGTTGCAGTCGATTCCGCGCCGGAGCCCTGGAAGTTTCCCGGCTTCGTGATCGACGGCACGCAGCGTGAGCTGCTGGTGGTCAATGGCGCGGCCAGCAACGGCAACGCGCGCCTGGCTTTTGATCTGACCGGCCCGTGGGATTGATCCATGGCCGGTGAAATCCACGGGTCGTCGGCCCGCCCAGCCGGGTGTCGCCCGGCGCCATCGCGGGTGCGCCCACTCGCCATGTGCTGCACAACGAGACCTCCGTGATCGCGCGGAGCGACGCGGGGCACCAAGCCCGCAGGTGCCGGACGGCGTGGCACGCAGTGCGCCGGCCCGCACCAGGGCGTCTCGCCGACGCGGCATGGCGAGTTGCCCGCCTCGCGTGCGCTCGAGTTCTGGGGCAACGGGCGCATCGAGGGCGTGTGCGCATCGAGGGTGTCCGGCTGCGCGCCGGGTGCGCCTGTTCGATGCGCTGACGGGCCTGCTGGTCGCCGAAGCGTGGTCCCGCAGCGATGGCTTCTACCGCTTTGACTATCTCGATACCGCCGCGACTTCTTCCTGCTGGCGCATGACCACGTGCGCCAGTTCAACGCGGTCATCGCCGACTGGGTCCGTCCCGAGCCACCGTTTATCCATGATCACCTTGTCTGTACCGGTCCGGAATGGCCGATTGGCCGTGATCGGCCAGGCGCTGGATGCCGGCGCCGCAGGCGGCCTGCTGCGCCTGTATTCCGCGCCACGTCCCGACATCGGGCAGGCGCTCGCCGAGCAGGTCCTGTTGCCGAGGTCCGTCTGCCGCAACCGTGCATGGGGAGCCTGGAGGGCGGCCGGCTCGTGTTCGCGCCGATCGGGCAGGCGCTGTGCCGCCGCTCCGGCGTCCGCCGCCTGGGCACGGCTGTGCAAACAGCGACGGCGCTGGTGGCGGATCTGGATGCGGGCTGCCGGAGAGCGGGGCGGAGGTCGAACTGTCGAAGCTGCAGTCTTCGCCGGCGGCGCGGTCAACGTGGAACTGGCTGAACTGACCGAATAGTGCCGTGACCGTCGATCTTGAATTCCGGGGGCGTGGAAGCCGCCGACACGGCCGCGGTGCCGATCTCGACTTCGGGGATACGCGGCAAGCGTTCCCGAGGCAGCCAGCGCTACGGTGCGCCTCCGGCTGGGTCCACCCAAGGCGCGCATCCGCGTGGCCTACGACAACCAGGTGAGCCGCAAGCTGGAGGGCGGGGCCAGGTGCCGTGGCAACGCGCGCATCGCCAGG